AATCGCCCAAAGAACCGATTTGGGCAGAATTGTCTCCAACCTTTGTAAGGTTATTCATCCATGCAACGCAGAGACCAATGTAATCAGATAGCGTCAGCTCCTTCTTTATCTTGATTTCTGACGAGCATATTTTAGAGCCACCGCCTTCTTCCTTGTCAATCACCCCGCCCAGTTCGACTTCCGCAAACCGTGAGTTGTAGACAGGATAGTAATTCCAAACTTCCAAAGGGTTCGTGCAGGCGTGGAATCCAGACCAGCATACCTTGACCGTCTTTCCCGATTTGTATTCCTTCCCTACTTCGTATTGGAATTTCCTGCATCGGAAATTCATATCTAAGCCCTTATAGGCTGTAATCTTCTGTCCTTCTTCTTTCTGTTCCATATCCAAATTCCTTTAATTCGTTTTCCAACTGCGCCAATTCCCATTTCAGCCTTGCGACCACGAAATGGCATTTGATCCTCTCGTTGCGCTCAATCCTAAGCTTGAGCATCCTTATTTCCGCTTCCATTTCTTCCATGTCCATGTTATTCCTGATAAGCTATTTTTTCAACTTCTTCTATTTCCTTTTCCGCTTTTTCAATCGCACTGCCGAACACTCCGCCTGCGAAAAGGGCGTTGGTGAAGCAGGAAAAAGCGTCCACTACCCGCTTCGACTTGTTCAGGTTCACGGCCTCACGGTTGTCCGCCAAGAGGTTGGCCAGCTTCTGCGTCTTGTACCTTATAGGCTCTTGCCTCATGTATTCCAACGGGTTGTTCTTGACCCTCCAAGGGGTCAATGCCATCCGCTTGAAATCATCGATGACGTATGACAGCACCTGCGCAAGCATGTTGACCACGCTCGCTTGTGATGCAAGCTCGTTCGCCTCTCCGCCCACCCCGGCATCCAACAGGGCTTGCTGCACCGCATACTTGTAGACCATTATATGTTTCTCCATGCTGCCGCTCACGTTCCCGTTGACCTCGGACAAGAACAGTGCGCTCTTGCCCAAGATGGAGAAATTCTCATTGCACGCCACGCTCGCCTCTTTGTATATCTCGTTCACCGTCTTTTTGACGGCATGACGGTAGTATTTCGACTTCTTGACCTTGTAATACAGGTCGGTCGAGTGGCTGTATACCCAGTCGTGCAACCACAGGACGATGTAGGTAAAAGCCGTCACTTTCCCATTCGTCTTCTTGTCGAGTGCGTCCCAATTGTCAATCATGATTCTTTTTGTTTAAATCTTCCATATTCTTTTTATTTGATTTAATTTTATCCAACCATTGATAGTAAATCCTTTCCGCCACTTGCGCCATCATCACGGGAGGCACGCTCATGCCGCACACGTAATGCGGGTTTTGAGTGCCGAAGTCGTAGTCCTGCGGGAAGGATGATATGGACACCACCTCCCCTCTTGAAAGGTAGAGCGGTTTGTCGAAATGGATAATCCCATCCTTCTGCGCCGTCAACGTAAGGCATACTTTGTCCATGTAGACGTACTTGTGGTTGAAAAGCTTTTCTTTCCCGTAAATCCTTATGGCGGTATCCCCCATGTCGTTGTCCCCGGGTTTCCTGCCTTCCCACATCTTGCGAAGTTCCTTTGACGCCACCTCTTTCCCCTTCCCGTCATAACATTCGGATAAAGGGACGGGCGGGCAATTGAAGTCCAAATCCAACAGCGGTATCATGCCGAAAAGGTCATGTTCGCACTTCACGTGGTGCGCCAAATCTTTCCTTATGCACACGAAGAACACCCTCTCACGCTTCTGCGGCACTCCCATCTTGGAAGCATCGAGCAGGTAATGGTTGACATAGTACCCCGCATCCAAAAACCCTTCGTATATCCTCCTGACATAGCTTTTGGCATTCCCGAGAAGCAACCCTCTCACGTTTTCCGCCACTACCACCTTCGGCTGCAACCGTTTCGCCAATTTGATGAAGTCGAAGAACAGGGTGTCCAGCACTTGCGCCGCCTGCCCTTCACGGAACACCTTTTCCACTCCCCATGCCTTCTCACGGCTTCCAGCCATGCTGAACGTGGAGCAGGGCGGGGACCCGTCCAAGATGTCCAGCCCGTACAGCCTTTCCGGGAAACTCTCCCTTTCCACGAACTCCTGCATGGGCTCTATGAAGCAGTATTCCGGGGAAAGGTTGCGGCAGTACAAGTCCGCCATGCGCTTGTCAATCTCGTTGCAGCCGACGACGTCAAACCCCGCCAGCTTGTACCCCATCGAACTACCCCCACCGCAGGCGAAGCAGCTGAAAACCGTCCCTTTGTCCTTCGTGAAGGCTGCGTCCTTCAGTTTCCACCTGTAATCGAACACTCCCCTCACCTCAGGCTCCTCCCCTCGAATTTGACCCTTGCCGTGGTGGCAAGTATCCGGTCGAACACACGGTCGCCATACCTCCGTACAAGCTCGTCCTTCCCGAGGTTGGTTGAAATGATCGCCAGTTTCCCGTATTTCTCCACGTTGTCCATTATTTCGGGGAAAATCTCACGCCTTTCCCCGTATTTTACGCTCATCTCCTCCGTGCCTATGTCGTCCAAAGACATGATGTGCTTGGAAAGCACCCCGTCCGGGTCGGAACGCATCTCGTTCACGTCATAGACGGAAACGACCTTCCGGCAGCACTTGAACAGTATCGCCGGGATAACGAAACGCCCCAGCAACGACTTGCCCAGCCCGCAATTCCCGTACATGAACAACCCTTTCCCCTTGTTGTCCTCCATCCAAGCGGCTACCTGCTCGTAAGCGTCCAGCCACACAAGCTCCTTGCCGTAGCACCCGAGCACGAACCCCATGGCTTCCCTGAGTTCCTCCCTTGCGGAAGGCACGTTTATATCCACGGGGGCGCACGGGACTTTCATGCCCTGCGCCGCCATCTCGCCAAAGACCTGCTTAAAAGTCCTCGTATTTCCTGTTGTTGTCATAATCCGTAATGTTAGCCTTGTTTTTGTCCCCGTGGGACTTGTCACGCTTCGCCCAAGTTGCGAGCCTGAGGTTCGTCTCCCACGTCCTTTGCTGCTCGAAGCGCATCTGCGTCTTCGACTTGTTCGCCTCCGTCCAATAGTCGTAGAAAGCCCGCACCATAGTCCTGCCGTATTGCTGCACGAACGGCACGAGGGAATCGAAGAACTTGCGCCTCCTCGCATCGAGTTCCGCTTCCTTCTCCTCCATGCTCTTCCCCGCCTTCCTTGCCTTCGGGGCTTCCACCAGCGAGAACTCGTCCAGTTTCGCATCCGCCTTGGACTCCTTGCATACCTTCAAGTACCTGGCCTGTATCCCTTCCGATGTGAGCACCCCCTCTCTGTCAAACAAGCCTTTGTCCAACAACCCCAATTCCAAGCAGCTTTCCACGGCTTCCCGCACATACGCCGCTTCAAACCCGGATTGCTCCGCAATCATGAAGGGCAGTTCCGCATCCCACCTCGTGTAATACCCGTCACGGTAGATAGTGCACAGCAGGAGGACATACACGGTCACGGCCTTGCCGCCCCGGCACTTGATTAACTTCCTTATCTTGACATCCTGGAAGGCGTCCACGTCGAACGGGAAGTACCCGATACCTTTTTTTATGAAATTCGCCATGGTTTATGTTTTTATTCTATGAGTTCTATCGATTTGGAATTTACAGTGGTGTGCACTTTTATTATCCCCATCCTGTAAGCCTCGTTCAGCTCGTCCTTGGCTTCCCTCTGCACCCTTGCAAGGAAGTCGTTCAGGCTTATCCAAGGGGGCAGCCTTTTCGCCTCCTTGCGTTCCTTGACCATTTCAGCCAATACCTTTATCGTGTCCATAAGAGCGTGTAGTTGAGTAGCCCGCACGGCAAACCTGCCGCACGGGTACAAAAAACCTAAAAAACAAAAAATAATGAATTATATGAATATAAGATAGATACGTGCCAACCGGGATGTTCCCCCACGCTTGCATTGCCTTGCGGTTTCGGGTTTCCGTACGGCGTGTTGGAACGCATCGTACAACCCTGCGGATACGATGAAGCCGTAAGCCTCGTTCTTAAGGGCTTTCTCCCTCTCCACCGCCTTTCTCAGCTCCCTGCGTGTCATAGGGCTTCGCTTTTTACGGTTATGCCCATCGCTTCCGCCAGCTCGTTGAATTTCTCCGCATACCACTTTGGCTGCGTCTCGCCCGGGTTCTTCGGGCTTACTTGGTTTTCCCCGAACGGGGTCCCTTTCTTCGTTATGGTCTTGAACTTCTTCTTGCCCCTTGCCGAGTTGCGCTCGTTGACGCAAAGGAAGCCTTCCTCGACCGCCTTCCTGTTGAACTCCAGCACCGACATGGGTATCCGGTTTTCCTGCAACAGCTCCGTTGCGGACTTTAGCACGCCCTTTGAGGGCACGTATTCGGGGAGCGGCAGCCCGTAATCCCCGAGGATGCTCTTTGCGATTGCCAGCTTCGAGCAGTCGCTGAGGTTGAGGAACTTTGCCGCCCATGATGCCGCTTTCATCTTCTCCGCCACGGTGGGCGTTGCGTTTGCGGCGGGGCTTGCCTTGAACTCCCCTGTCCTTCGAATCGACTTGAGAATTTCCTTCACGCCTTTCTTGAACTGTTTGGCGATAGGCTTGCGACTTTGCATCAATACCTCGTACAAGCCATCCTCGGTGAGCATGATGGCACTATAACTATTAGTTAGAGTGCTTAATGTTACCATGGTAACCTCGCTGTCATCCAATTCCGCATCGGACACCATCTTACTCGGATTGGAATGCTCAATCCACTCAGCAACGTCTTTCGCTTTGAACAAAGGTTCATCGGCTGTTCCATACACATCAATCTCCTTCCCAAGAAGACTTGACTTGTTAATAACTCTAATTTCTTCCATCTTGTTAGCTTGTTGGAAAGATTATAGGCAACAAAAAAAGCGGTCGCCATATACGCTGCTAACAAGATGGTATTCCACTCCGAAAGAGCTTCGTTTTTATCTTACGTATAGGCGACCGTTTATCGTTCGGTCTTGATGAGCAAAAAAACACGCCCATCAAATAGGATGAGCATCAATCGCTGCTCTGACGAAATGGTTTACCATTATCTTATTAGCACCGCTAAGATAAAGTGAATATTTAAAACAATATCAGAACTGATAGAATTTAACACAGATTTAACATTGTTTCAATATCTGCGGTATGCCCTTAACTCCTTTCTTGAATTGTTTGGCGATAGGCTTGCGTGATTGCATCAGCACTTCATATAGACCGTTTTCGGTTAAGAACCATGCGCTTTGACCACCCCAAACATTGTTTGGGTTGGTTACAGACACCTTTTCATCTTCATCAATGTTTCTAATCATCGTGGAAACATCTGAATGTTCTATCCACCCTGCAACATCCTTCGCTTTGAATAGCGGTTCGGCAAGTGTTCCGTACACATTGAATTGTTGTCCGAGCAATTCTGTTTGTTTTAAGACTTCGATTTGTTCTTTCATTGTAGAGTATTTTATGAAAGTTTTAGGCAATAGAAAAACGGCATTGCCTTTCCCGTTACTCTACACCACGAATGGCAGTGAGTGCATTAACACTTCACACGGGGGTACAATGCCGATATATGTTCCGAAAGGGGTATAAAAATACCGCCAACGGATTGTTTGCGGTTCTTGCGTTCCGCCATTCGTAATGTAGAGTATGACAAAGGTAGAAAGATAATTTGAAACCGCAAAATATTCCATCATAAATTTATGGAGATTATTGAGGAACTTTGCGCCCCAATCGGTAAAGAGAATGTTGGCATTCATTTGCTCGATAGGCTTTCGGCTTTGCATCAGCACTTCATACAAACCGTTTTCGGTAAGAAAGAAGCAATCCCTCATTTGACCTGACACAAACAATGTTTGTATCAGCTTTTCATCTTCATCCACACTGCGCATCATCGTGGAGACATCTGAATGTTCTATCCACCCTGCAACGTCTTTCGCCATGAATAGCGGATTTTCAACCGAACCATAGACGTTGATTTCCCGTCCTAAGAGATTGGACTTGCTGATTAGTTTTACCTCGTTACGTGAGGCTGACGCTGCTTGAAGGGTACTATTGTTCCCCGACAAACCATTTTCATTAGTGTATAGCATGACTAATTAAAAAGTTTGTTGCGTGGAAAATGAAGGACGGTTCCACGCTGACCCGTTGCTATACACTCAAAGGCAGTCGTGGCATTAACCTACGACACGGGGGCATGAAACCGTATATTTTTTTGGTTGCGGACATAAAAATAGCCCACAATGTTTTGCGGACTTCTCCGCCTTTGATATGTATAGCATTGCAAATATAGGCATATTCTTTTTATCTGCAACACCTGTTTGTTTTATTAACACATTTTTACCTGTATCAAAGGAAATCATCGTACCCCACGAACGTGTTGCGGGAAACGGTGTTGCTGTACCTTGCCACCACCTCGTCCACGTCCTGCCCGTCCTTGACGAACACGACCGTGCGCCTGTCCACACGCACCCACCGACCTTCATGCTCCGGTTCGGGCTTCACCTTCACGGGCTTGCTCAAGTCGTCCTTCGGTTCCCCCACGGTCTGTTTCCTTGTTTTCTTCTTTGCGTCCCTCATATCGGTATGAATATCTTTTTGGTTGTCACCTTGTTCCTGTTTGTCGTGCTTAACGGCACGAACCTGTCCTCCTGCATGGCATATCAGAGATGAATCCATGTAGGGAACACCGTAGTTCATACGACCTCCTCCAGCTCGAACTCCACCCTCGGGTTCGCCTTGTCTACGAACTTCTCCGCCGTTATCCTCACGCAGTTCCGGTCGTTCTTGACCGCCTTGCAGCTTTGCAGGCAGTCCAGTATTATCTTGAAGCAGTTGTCCAAGTCCGGACGCTGGCTGTCGTAATAGACCTTCATCCTGATTGCGAACAGCCCCGTTATGAACCTGCCCCTGTACTTGTCGCATTGCAGGTAAAAGGACTTCTCGTAGTCCTTCAGCCCCTTCTGCTTCGCCAATGACGCATGGCCGTTTACGACCACTATCTTGTAGCAATTGCTCTTGCTCGGCACTTTGCCGATTATGGTTTGTACCATCTCCCTCCTCCCTTTGTCGTTAAAAACGTTCCCCCTATCCTCACGGACCAGGGGAACAAGATAATAACACTTAAAAAATCCAATACCATGAAAAACTTACTACTGTTTGTCCAATTTCCTTGCGATTTTCCGTGCGAACCAAACCGCCTGCCGTGCCTTGTCCTGCTCGGAGGGCTTGGAGCACTTCCTGTCTATGATGTCCGCCATAGATTCCAGCAACTTCACCAACCTTATTGAATCTGTCCTCGAAAGCATGATTTATTGTTCCCCAACTATCGTATATAAAATTCTAAGAAAAACTATGTTTCTTATATTTTATTTCTTGCTTCAATCTACCCCAATCATGGAAAATTCCTTATTATGAAAACCTTGCCCGCCTTGCGGTTGTGGGCGACGGAGTAGACGGGCTTCCCCTTGCTCCCGCATCCTTCCTCCCTCAGCATGGAGGATATGCGGTAGGCCTCCTGCCGTATCGCATGGACGGAGACGCCCTTGTCCTCCATCTCCACCGGTCTGCCGTAGCGCGCCCGCAAAATAATATCCTTAATCATAGTCCTAACCTTTGAGCTTGTTTATGATGGAATCGAGCCGTTCCGACTTGTCGGCCGCTATCAGCTCCGCACGGGAATAGAGCATCCTCGAATTGGCGGCGCATCCCGACCGGGAACACGACACGAGCCCCGATTCCACCCATCTCCTCACACGGACGGGCTGGAACTCACGGTAGGCCTCACGCTGCGACATACGGTCCTTGCCGGGGTTCACCATCTTGGCATAGTTTGCCGCCCCCAGCTCCGCCATGTCCTTGCAAATGTTCTTCAGTTCGTACAACTCGATCGTTATTGCCATCCCTTGCCTGTTTTTTAAAAAAAAGGACGGCTATCCTCCCGGACTGCCATCCAAAAGCCACTTAAAACTTAATTATGGTGAAAAACACTAAAAAGAAAAACTTCATATGAATTCCTTCCTGCGCTCCAAGTACTGCTCGATGGATTGCAGGAACTGGTTCTCGTTCGGTGCGGGGAGGTAAACCCCCGCCACTGCCGAGCTGTAATTGCGGAAACGCTCTATGGCGAGCGACATCTCCGCCGTGGAGAGGTCCGACGTGCTCTTGACCGTCTTGACCGTCTTCCCGTTGTTCCCCTTCGCCTCCGCCACGAACAAGTCCTTGTTGACGAGCTTCTTGAAGATGTCGAGCTTCACCTCGTCCGTGCTGTACCCCGTCTCGTGGGCGAACCACCCGAGCAGGAGGTAGAAGTACTTGTTCTGCGGGGTGCTCCGGGAGGCCGCCTTCTTCTTCACCTCCACGACCGCCCGCTCCTTGTAAAGTGCGTTCACGTAGTCCTTGAACTGCTGGTGCTCGTATTCGTTCTTCAAGTTGAAAATCATTGCTTCTTGAATGTTATGGTGTAACTTTCGGAAGCCGTCCTTGAAGGCGGGTACACGTGGCTCACCTCGCCCGTGTCGGGGTCGAGGAAGTCCTGCCCCTCGTACGGGACGTGCTTGAGGAACTCCATGCGCTCCTTCAATCTCTTCTCCAGCTCCGCCTGCTGCCCCAAAAGGGCGTCCATCTGCGGGTCGCCGCACCCGGAATAGTCGTAGCGCACGCCCAGCTCCCTTATGTCTAGCCTTGCGCCAAGTCGGGTCTCCGACTTGCCGGACTTGGATATCTCCCTCATGACTATGTCCTTCACTTCCTTGTTCTTGGTCACTTCATCCAATGCGGCTTTCAACCCCGCAATCTTCACGGCGAACTCCAGCGGGTCCACCTCGCCCTCGAACAGGGGCATCGCTATCTTCTCCGCCCAGTCCGCCTGGTCCGCCTTCGTCACCGGGTAGGCCATCTTAGTCAAATCGTTCATTTCCTGTTCCTCCAATCCGTATAATTAACAATCACCTGTTCCAATGTCTTCTGGTCTATCTGGTAGAGGGATTCGATGTAGGACTTCGCCCCGAACGGCTTCTTGTCCCCCTCCGCCTTCTTCCTCACGCCGTCCAGCCACTGGAAGAACGCCTCGTTCGTGGCGTTCGCCGCATCGAACGGCTTCTTCTTGTGCGCCGCCACGGGCTGTTTCGGGGCTGCCTCCCGCTTGCTTGCGGTGTTTCCCATGGCGAGGTTGCCGTCCTCGTCATCGTCCGCCACGATGCCCAAGATGGCGCAGAAACTGTACCTCTTGGCATACGTTATGGCAGAGCCTATGTCCTGCGCCCCGTTCCCGGAAGCCGGGATTCGCAACACCCCCGAAATCCACTGCCCGGAGCTGTGCATGAGCAGGGTGCGGACGGTGTAATCTTCCTCCAGCAGCTGCGACACCGCCAGCCCGTTGTCCGCAAGCGGCTTCTTCGCCACCTCCTTGCAGTCCGAGAAGTCGGCATACTTGAACGTGTAAGAGCCCCCCGTGCGTGTCTCCACCTTTACGGCGCTGTTCATCTTGGGCTGCTCCAACGACGCCTGGAACGCCGAAAGCGCCTGCGCCAGCTTGTCTATGTTTTCCGACTTGTCCATGTCACGCCTTCGTTATGATGTTCACGCACCTTATCTTCTCCTCGAGCTGCGCGTTCACCGTCTTGTAGTACCCGATGGACGACTCCAGCTCTGCGACCCTCTCGCCCATCTTCCTTAACCTTTCCTCCAGCTCTGCGACCCTTGCGGCGTCACAGCCATTCAAATCCACGTTGTCCATTCCATTCAAATTTTAAAAACTTGCGGGGATGGAAGGGGTCGAACCTTCCCTGAGGACCGCCATCCCCTTTGCCGGGCTACTTCGCCAACGCCCCGAGCTTGCCGAGTGCGAACAGGCACATGGCTATCCCGATGAAGTTGAAGACGAAACCCTGCAAGGTCTCCGGCTCGCTTACCACGAGCAGGAAGCCGATTACCAATAAGACCACATACAATTTCTTCATGACTCCTGTTTTTTACGGTTACCAGTGCCGTGCCGGGCCCCGCTCCCGGACGCCAGCCTCAAAGCTGCCACACGGCTTCCAATACTAATAAAGCACAACAACTAAACGAAAAATTGGAGGGGAAGCCCGGAATCGAACCGGGATTGCGCTCCTGCCGTCCCCGAAACAGCCCGGCCATCACTGGAGGGGCTGGAAGCAAATGAAAATATAAAAATATGAGAATATGTACAATGTGCGCCGCACGTGGGACGAACCACGCAAGTGCCCGGGGCATGCGGCATTAGGGGGCGTTTGCCCGTCACGGGGTCCCGCCCCTGCTGTCAAAAAAACTGAAATCTAACTACTATATGGATAGTCCAAATGTGATGAGTGCCGCCCAAGGGGTCGAACCTTGCCAAGCGCCCTCCACGGGCAGGCGGCTTGCCTTTCCACCCTCACGGGCGGGGGCTACCTGAAAAAGCCCGTCATTTGTAAATGACGACTCGCCTCTGTTTAAATTGGAATCTGCTTTGCGCCCGCCAACCGATCCGATCGGCTGCGTCACGCACGGGGGGGGGACGGCAGTGCCGCATCCCCATGGCGGGCTGATTTTTGAAAAATCCTTTGACGGACGGCTGCGCTACCAGCCTGTCACCGGGGTCATACCCCTCCGTCCTTGCAACGACCACGGGAAGGTCACGGCATTCCTGCTATCCGCCCGCTCGTTGCGCCAGTCGCATCCAACACGTCAAAGAACTCGTTTTTTTTGTGGGAATCCCGGGATCGAACCGGGTTTGAAGCCGTCCCCTCCTTCCCGTTGCTCCCCGGGCTTTCGCAAGAGCGGGGACACGTTGCATTTGTTAATTCCAAAAATGACGTATATTCAGAAAAACTGATTATCTTTGCCGTCCGGTCGAGTGACATATTTATCACTTGACCACGTTGCAAAGATATGACACAAAAAAGTATCATGCAAATTAAATGACAACAAAAGTATTGCATATAACATTGTTTAACTATTGTGGCTTTTCTAAAGAAGCCAATCGTTTGTTCTATGGATAGAAGGGTGTTTTTGAATGCGGAATCCGGGATTTAAAGCTGTCTTCATTATTGTACATGACGACCTTTATCCCCATATATATTACTCGATGGAAAGCGAACTTTAAATTAATATACTGATTATATATGTTCTTTATATTCTTTAATTATATATATTGTCTATATAATGTTGGAATATATTGGAATAATATAATCATTCATATATTACAAAGTAAATTGGCCTTTAATTGGCAACGCTATCCCCGACGCCGTTCATCATGCTCCCGGATAATGGTTATTTATTTATGGGGACCCGTTGTCAGGTCGAGACATTGCGGGATTTGCCGATAAGCATGGTATATCCAATAAGACCAGAGTCTTTTTATCTCACGGCTATGGCTTCCGCCCCTCCGCACGGTAGACTCTGTAGAACCGCATAAAAAAAGCTTGCAATTACCCATGATCTTGCAAGCTTGTATATATATTTTGCCACCGCCGTGGCTTGATATATCGTTCAATAAGAAATGCTACTCATGGGATTGAGCATTTGCAAAGATGCTACAAAATAGTAGCAGTTACAAATAAACTAATTATAATGAATGTTAAATAATATATAGATATGGATAAAGATATTGACCCTCAGTATTTTAGGATGGCTTTTGAATACCTAAGAAGCATCGGCAAAGTCCATACGCAGACAGACCTTGCCGATTTGATAGGAAGAAACAGAGTTTCGATAAACAAGGCATTAAAAGGAGAAGGAGGGCGTATCACCCGCAGCCTCCTCGAGGACTTGAACAGCGTCTGCGGCTACATCTTCAACATGGACTTCCTGCTGAAGGGGGAAGGGCGGCTTCTTGCCGGGGACGTGGTGAAGCCGCCCGCCCCGAAAGCCTCCATCCCGCAGGGCTTCCTCTCGAGCGGCATCAACCCCGAATACGTGAACAGGGCGTTCGACCACCTGCTCATGACCGGGAAGTTCAGCTCGCAGGCGAACCTCGCAGCCGCCATGAGGAAAAGCAAGGCTTCCGTGTGCCGTGCCCTCATGGGGGAGCAGGACTACCTCACCCCGAAGTTCGTCCTCGATTTCAACCATGCGGCGGGTAACATGTTCAACACGGACTACCTGCTGAGGGGCGAGGGGGACATGCTCGCAGCAGACACACGCCCCTATGACGAGGTGTTCTCGCCGCAAAGGGCGAACGTGGCGCAGGGGAACAACAACGGGAACATAAACCAGAGCGTGGAAGACCGGGGGAAGGACAAGGAGATAGAGATGCTGAAGGAGATAATAAAGAAGGACAAGGACGAAATAGAGTTCCTGCGCTCGCTCCTTGCTGCCAAATTCGGCATAGAAAAGCCGTGAACCCGTGAACAAAACCGGATTGCCGTTTGTTATAACCTAAAAACGTTCCGTATGTTGGGAAGATTGGGTGACAAAGGACTGAGGAGGATGCGGAGCACCGCAAGGGTGCTGTTCGCAGTCACGCCCGTGCTGGTGGCGGTCGTGATGGTCGTGCATTGCGTCCTGCTGATGTGCGGGATGAAGCTGCTCCTCGTGTCGTTCGCCTTCGGGCACGGGCTTTACTACTTCGCGCTCACGTTCATGCTGTCCTACTGCTACGACTACAGTGCGCTGCACCGGCTGTTCTGCATATACGACTACGTGGTGAGCGGTTGCATCTGGTGGCAGGACAAGGTGGGCTTCGGCATCATCCTCCCCGCCGTCCGTGTGCTCGTAATCGCCTTGGGCGTCGCCGCCATTGCCGTGACATACCGGAGGTACGGGAGGTTCATCATGGGGCTCGTGTGGTGCAAGGCCGTGAAGGCTTTCGATGCGCTGCGGCGTGCGGCGGCTTCCTTCCTGCCGATTGTTTAATTGTTGTTAAAAACCGTCCGCACCGTGGGCAAGACCGTGGGAAAGGCTGCCTTATTGCGCCCCGTTGCGGATTCATGCGTATTGTGTTTTAATTAATTAAAATTATATATCGTTATGTTAAAAGAAGCGGAAGGTTTCACGGCCTCCCGCTTTTTTATATAAACAAATTACGCTAAAATCTGCTGAATAGCTCTAAATGAGCAATTTATGAGTTTTTTTAGCTCAATAGAGGTAATGATTTGGCAATGGTGCTAATTTCTTCAATACGCATAGTATTGCTTGCCCAACAACTCTTTTTTCATGTGCAAAGGCAATATCTGTATCCGAGAAAAACAAAAATATAGAGTTAAAAAAATTATATTTAAGCATTTAAATGATAATAATTCATTATCTTTGCACACAAAAAGAATATACAATGGATGTAAATCGTTTAAAGATAGTTTTGGTTGAACAGAAACAGACCAGTAAATGGTTGGCAGAGCAGTTAGGAGTAAATCCTTCAACTGTTTCTAAGTGGTGCACAAACACTTCACAACCTCCGTTGGAAACATTAATTCAAATAGCACAGCTTTTGAATGTTGATGTTAAAGAACTGATTTGCATACCTCAAAAGACAAATAGAAAATGACAAAAATAAATAATGGTTTTTCTTTGTTCGATTTTTGTAAAAAGAGAGCAGACAAACTACAGGTATACGGAGAAGAGACACTTGATGAAGAAGGGAACATTATTCCATTTATTGACCAAGCTGCTTTGATAACACATTACTTGCAACTAAGAAATAAAAATGTAAATATACCTTATGAGCAACAAGCAAAGGGTATCTTGGATTTGTGGTACGAATTTGTTAAGGGGGAACAGCAAAAGAAACCAAAGGACTTTAATTTCGTAGGGGAATCTTCTGCTGCTATTCAAGGGTACTTGTTTCCAGATTTGTTTCAAGCTCCATTCCAAGCTCCTGCAAATCCAAAGTTTACATTTATTGATTTGTTTGCAGGAATTGGTGGCTTTAGAATGGCTTTTCAGAATCTGGGTGGAGAATGTGTATTTTCATCAGAGTGGGATGAACAAGCAAAAAAGACATATTATGCAAACTATGGTGAAGTGCCTTTTGGCGACATAACGAAAGAAAGCACAAAGAATAAAATACCTAAGGGTTTTGACATACTTTGTGCTGGATTCCCATGTCAAGCGTTCTCTCTTGCTGGAAAACGTTTAGGCTTTGAAGAAACCAGAGGAACATTATTTTTTGATGTTGCAGAAATACTTCGCAGGTATCAACCTAAAGCTTTTTTCCTTGAGAATGTAAAGGGACTTGTCATTCATGACAAAGGCAAAACATTCAAAACAATATTAAATACTTTGGATGAAGTTGGCTATGTAGTACCAAATCCAGAGATAGTAAATGCTATGTACTTTGGAGTTCCACAACATCGTGAAAGAATTTACATTGTAGGTTTCAGAAAAGACCTTGGTATAAAGAAGGAAGATTTCTCTTACCCAATACAGGAAGAGGTTACGAAAAAATGGCTTGATGTTAGAGAGGAAAATCCTGTTCCTGCTAAGTACTATCTTTCCACAACATACATAGACACTCTGATACGGCATAAAGCTCGCCATGAAGCTAAAGGACATGGTTTCGGCTATGACATAATTCCTGATGATGGCATTACACATGCAATTGTCGTAGGAGGAATGGGAAGAGAGTGCAATCTTGTTATTGACTTTCGCCAAAAAGATTTAACACCAACAACAAGAATCAAAGGAGAAGTAAATAAGCAAGGGTGGCGCAAGATGACCCCAAGAGAATGGGCTCGCCTGCAAGGCTATCCAGATGAATTTAGAATAGTAGTTGCTGATGCTTCGGCATACAAGCAATTCGGTAATAGTGTAGCTGTACCCGCTATCCAGGCTACAGCAAGTCAATTACTTAAAACATTGAAAGAACATGGCTATATCGGGAAATAAAGGTGAATGGAGTGAAATATACACTTTGTTCAAGTTATTAGGAGAAGGAAAGGTTCATGCGGGCGATGCCGACATGAACAAGTTGGATTTGTACTATCCTATTCTCAATATTATTCGTGAAGAAAGCAAGAAATATGAGTACAAGCCCGACACAGACCGACATATAGTAGTTATTGATGAGGATGGTTGTGAATTCGCAAGAATATCCATGAACAAATTTTTGGAAGAATCCTCTAAGTTACTTGAAGAGATAAAAACGGCAAATGACCGTGCTTTTACACTCCCTGCGACTGAATCTTTTATGACAGAGATAGGTTGTTCAAAGCTAAAAGCACCTTCAAAAGACAAAGCGGACATTCATATTATTATCCACGATTTGCGTACAAACATGACACCACTCTTAGGATTTAGCATCAAATCTCAATTGGGTAGTGCCTCTACACTTTTGAACGCAGGGACAACAACCAATATCACGTATAAGATTGTCGGAACAAAACTTAGTGATGCAGACATTGAGGAAATCAATGCCATTAAAGGGCATCTTCCAAGAATGGAAGCTATTTTAAATAAGGGTTGTAACTTGGAGTATAACGATATAGAACATCCTATCTTCAAGAATAATCTTCTGTTTTTAGATAGTTGCATGCCTCTATTTATGGCTGATTGTTTATTGATAGATAGTTTACCAAATTCCAAGTCTTCCATCAATGAATGTGTTGCAGAAGTAGCCAAACATAACCCATTTAAATTTAATGGCAAGAATGTGGAGGCGTTTTATGTCCACAAAATGAAAGTCCTTCTCCTTGATGCTGCGCTCGGCATGACGCCTGCCAAGGAATGGACAGGTAGGTATGATGCCAATGGAGGCTATCTTGTTGTACGCAAGGATGGTGAGATTGTTTGCTATCATTTCTACAATCGTAATGATGTAGAAGACTATCTTTACAACAATACTCGTTTTGAACGCGCAAGCAGAAGTCGCTATGGCTTTGGCTATGTTTATAAAGGAAGTGATGGCTGTGCTTATGTGAAACTAAACTTACAAATTAGATTCAAAAAATAGCCCTTATGGTTATACAGAATAAGATATGGGAAGAAATGAAACAAGCACATGCAAATGTGCTATGTGTGAAATGGTACACAGATAAGCAACGAAAGCATGAACGTTATTACCAAATGTTTATAGCATTAGTTGCTTCTGGAGGTACTTTCGGATATTTATTAAACGAGATAGCCCCATTAATTAGTTCTTCCATTATAGCTTTTGTTTCTATGGCAAAAACACCGATAAATTGGACAAAAACGCAGATAAGTTGAATTTCAAACCAATTCCGAGAAATCGAGAAGGTCGAGCACCTTGCGGTTCGCCGCGTCTATCCTCCCCCAGTCCTTCCTTATGTAGACGTCCGTTATCTTCATGGCGGTGTCGGCATGGTCGAGCGCCTCGTGGACGGTGTACTTGTCAACCCCGGCCTCGTTGGCCGCCAGCGTCGCCCAAGTGTGCCTTGCGGCGTATTGCTCCAGGTCTTCCACCCCGATTTTGCGCCCCAACGGCTTCAGCCAGCGGTTTATGTATTTCGACAACGAATAGCATGACTTGAAGAGCTTGTGGAAGATGAACACCCTTTCCCCGGACGGGTCGAGGTACTTTTCCGCCACCTTCCGTATTTCCGGCTGCACAAGGACGGACATTTCCGCATTGTCCGCCCTCCTGTCCCTTGTCTTCGCCCTTTGGTACGTTATCCTCCCGCCCCGGTAGTCCGTGCACGTGAAGATGTCCTTGGTGTTCATCCCGAGCAGCCCGAAACTGAGGATGAAGAAGTCCTTTGCGAACGCTTCCCCCCCGTGCTTCCCGGTCCCGTGCACCGGAAGGTTTATGAACCCTTGCATCTGCGACAGCGTGATGGCCCGTTTCCGTGTGGCGGACGCCCGGGGAAGGCGGATTTTCCTGAACGGGGACGACGGTATCCGGACGATGCCCAGGTCTTCATCGTTGTACTCCTCCTTCGCCCTGCGGTGCATGGTGTTTGCGATTGTGACATAGGCGGTGACGGTCTTGTCTGAAAGGGAATTCCCTTTCATCCACCCCATCCAATCCTCGATGAAGCCGTGCGTTATCTCCGATATGGAAACGGACTCCCGCCCGGCAAAACGCACGATGCTGTTGGCGGCGTTCCCGTAAAACCTTGCCGTCCCTTCCCTCCCCTCCTTCATGAGCTTGGCGATCTGCCCCCGGCAGTACCCGATGAAGTCGAGGTTGAAATTCCCCTGCATGTTGCTGTCGTCCGTGATGTAGCGGACTATCTCGTCAACGTCCATCGCATCCGCCCTGAAGCCGAGCCTGTCGCACAGCCCCCGGTATTTCCGGATGATGGCGTCCGTGAGGTCGATGTACCTTTTGTTCTTTATCCTGAGGGAACGGGTGAGGTCGTCCTTCGACGCATAGAAAGGGGTTGCGATGTAACGCTTCCTGCGCTTGTGCGTCACCCTGATTTTGATGTTGTATGTGCCGTCCGCCTTTTTCTGGTGCCCGTACACTTCTGCCTTGAAAGTTGCCATGCCTTTGATTTTTTGTGGAACATTTGTGGAACATTGCATTGCAAATATAGCAAAAAGTGCGTTTAAATGGCAAATAAAAAGGGGATAAAAATTTTGCAAAGGATGGGCTTGGGCGGCTTTACCGGGTGTGCATGGTTATGTAATTTCCTGTCCCACAGCGTTTTGTGGCATGGATTGGCGTCCGTATGGCTGTCGGCACGATATGCCGGGTTGCCCGGTTGGGGCATTTTTTAGTATTAATTCCACATTGTATTTTAATATATTGATTTACAAACATATATATAATATAAAAATGTTTTTTGTGGAACTGTTGTGGAACAAATGCCCGGGAAATGGCTTGTGCACGGGTTGCGGGCGCATGCCCCTGCGAACCTCCTTGGCCATTCATTTCAACCTTTCCATTATTTCCTTCATTTGCCCGCCATGTATTTCTTTCCGCAGCTGTTCCATGCCTGAGAACTGCCCGATTTGCTCCCCTTTGCTCATCCCGTGGGTGATGAACGTTTTAAGGAGGAGGAATGTCTTGTCGCACACGACACGCACCCCCATGGCGATTCCCTCTTCGCAGGTGACGAACACGTCCTCCCGCACCATGTCCCCCGCCTTCCCGTTTTTTGAGGCGAACGAGTAGGTCATGTTGTTCCGGAAGAAATGCCTTATCAGCTCGTCCCCCGTCTTGCGGATTCCCGCCCTTTGCGCATAGCGGTTGAAGAAATGCGGGACGAACATCATGTAAACAGGATTACCGCCCGCCTCCACCATCATGATTGCGTGCCTCCCGGGCGACAATTCGGGGATTGCGATTAAGGAAATGAGGCAATCGTCCCCCACCATCTTTTTCGACTTGCATTCCCAAAGGACAAGCCACAAGTTGTTCCTCCCCGAATTGACGTAGGAGTAGGCGTAGACGGGGAACTGCCTCGATTTGCGCGCCATCCTGTCCACTTTTCCCTGTTTCTTGTCCGAAACGGAGAAGATGTCCGGGAAGTCCTTGTCGAACTCCCGGATTATCTCGTTCGCCGTCATTGAGTCTGTAAACATGCCTATTCCAGTTTTTTTATCAATTCATCAAACTCGTCCTGCCCGATTTCCCCTTTTGCGAGCATCCTTTCCAGCCCTATCTTCCTCGCCTCCGTGTCGTTCCCCGGCTTTTCCCCAAGCCCGTACACTTCTCGATACACGAAATAGCCCACGAACTCCTCCATCTTCGGGCCCATGGGCTCGTCCGTTGCGATATAAGGGGCGAGCCTGCGGAAAACCATGATACCGATTACCTGGAACGCCAGCAAAGATATATAAAACCACATTTCGCCTTCTTTTATCTGGAACGCCAGCAAAGATATATAAAACCACATAATTTCACCTCGTTTTTAAAAAATAATCCATTGCATTTTGGGGCATGTCACGGTTGCTGACGCAGACATAACGCTGCGTGATGTTTTTCCCGTGCCCCAATATCCGGGAAATCCACACCTCGTCCACCCCCCGCAGCGCAAGGTTGGTGGCGCAGCTCCTCCGTGCCGTGTGGGAGGTCACGAACTCGAACTTTTTCCCCGTGAGGTACTTCCCGGCATGGTAAACCTTGCTTGTCCCGTTTATCCCGGCTTTCAGGCACACTTTCCGGAGGATGTTGTTGAAATGCACGTCCGTTATCAAACGTGCCTTCAAGGCTTCCGAACCATCCGATATGAGGCCTTGCACGAAAGGCGCTACCGGGATTTCGCACGATATCCTCGTCTTTTGCGAGACATAGGACAGCCAGCCGTCCCTTGCGTTTTCCGGCGTGAACTGCGAATAATCGGAATGGCGTGCACCGGTAAGGCAACCGACCACGAATTGGTCACGGACATACTTTTCCACCTTGTTGAGCCCGGAAAGGTGGATTAGCTTGTCGATTTCGCCCTCCGTGACATATACGTTCGTCGTCATCGCTTCCGGGAGGCTCAATATGCTCCCGTAGTCGAACGACAAGCCCGATTCTTCCGAGCAGAGCGTCAAAACCGCCTTTACCTGCGCGCAATACTGCCGTGCGGAATTGGGCGACAGCGTTTTTTCCATTTGCATCACCATCCGGTTCAACGACACCTTGGTTATGTTCCCCCATTCCGGTTCAACGCCGTTCGCATCCGTGTAGTACTGGAGAATCTTGTCCCTTTTCGGGTATTTCTCCAGGAATATGTCCTTAAACGCTTCCATCATTTCCCTCCTTCCTTATTTTCAATATCCAGTTCTTTTCCCGCACGATATTCCATTTAACCATGTAGCGGATATATGCGATGCTGTTTGCTATGACAAAAGCCGCAATTACCGCAAAGTCGTAAAAATCGGAATACCACACCATTGCGGCCAGTGCAGCATAAATCACGATGTCGTATTTTTTGAAATATGTCTTCCTGTCCATTTTTGTCCGCTTTGCCGTGATGCGGTAGGGCTGAATTTGTTAATATATTTTCCCTTTTAACGTTGCATCTACATTATTTCATTATTTTATTTATATATTTCTTATTCAGATTTTCAACTTGTTCGGACGTGAGTTCTTCGTCCGACTCTTCACTAAAAGGGTCTATATTTTCTACGACCTTATGTAGATGTCCAACTAATATCACAAAACCTTCTGATTTGCTGATTATATAGCATAATATGTAATACACCCCGCTTACGTCAGAGCATTCAAGCCTGACGCTTCTGCAAGACACATCTGCGACCCCTTCTTTGGCTGAAAGACCTATATCCTCGAGCGTACAGACCACATCGTGCCTTATATCGATAGGGTCTCGCAAAATATTAGGGGAAGAATGAACTATGCTGTCAAAATCCACGTACCCCCTAATAAGGTCGCCCAATTGTCTATCAGTAAGCCGCATAACGCAACTCTTTTTATTTGCTGTCATGATAACTGACTTAACCGTGTTGTCGAGGGCTTAAAAAACTATAAACTAAGTATTGAGTCGTGTTTTTTACTTCTGATTCCGCCAGATTTCGTAATCATCCCAAGATTCGAAACCCAGATAACCATCCACGACTGCCACAACCTTGGAAGCCCAAGGCATTTCTTCAACGGCTTTTTTCCTCCAATAACTTGTATGCTTTCTGCACTCAAAAAAACCTTGTCTCATGATTCTTGCCTATGCGCTTAGGACTTGTTTCGCGCTCGCACCCGCTGTTTTGTTTATACTGCAAATATAATAATAATTTCTTAAAACACAAAATTTAAAGCGTTTATTTTCAGAAAAAATATCGTTTTATATGATTGCAAATCCCTGCATGCCCGATATAATATTTCCCAGCCTTGCAAGCTGGGCGGAATATTCCCGGACGCTGAAACGCCCTGCTTCTTGCCCGGTATTGCCCCATCCGTCTTTCAGGCGCACGGAGAATGACCGGTTAGCCCGTACACCCATGATCTCGACAGCTGAAGGCATTATTCCCAAAGCCTTGCAAACGGCGTCCACCTGTCCGATATTGGAAAATGCCTGTATTCCCCCGTTGCTCAAAATTCTTAAAATTTCCCTCATGATTCTAATGTTTTAAATTGTTAATTGTTTGTGCCGCCCCAAGTCGCGAACTTCGTACCCCGTGCAGGTAAGGGCGGCTTGATTTGTCAGTATTTTATTGGTGCGTCAATGGATATGCGACCCCTCAAGCATGCGGGCATGCCCTCAATAGTGCTTTTTATAATCCTGTTCAATTCTTGATAAGACGCCATGGCCTTATCTATGTTTTCTATCGCTTCTTCCTTGTCCTTGATGAGCCTTGAGCATTGATCCTTGCATTTATCAAGGCATTTTATGAATAAGGCGGCATCCAAACGGTTGTTATTGATATACGGTTCATCGCCGGGTTGGCGTAAAGCCTTCGTTCTCCAGCTGATATATTCATTGCAGTTACTATTATATCTTAATGTGAATATGCCGGCGTCCCCATATGACTTTTCAATATAAAAGTCTATTGTTTTCCGGGTACATCCGTTCCTTCCAAAAAACTTCACGACTTTGTTTATTTCTTCATCCATCGCTTTGGCAAATCGGACATTCATAACTTTCCCGTCCCATTTCATTGCGTGCTTTTTTAACACGTCACATGATTTTATAAAAGCCTTTTCCATTTCTATTTCCGATTTCCGTGATTCTACGAATGTGTTTTTATCTTGTCTCATTTTGTTGTCTCCTATGTTATTTATGTTTAAACTTGTTTCATCCCGAATAAGACAAAAATAGTATTGCATGCACGGATTATTTTTTTATATGCGCAAATCCGTATGCTTGCATCTATTGACGTCACACCTAAATGGCGTTCTTTGGTCCAGTCTATGTATTCAGGAAGATTTTTGATGGTGACTTTCTCCTTAATGACGATTGATTTAATCTTTTCCACTTTGTTCGCCAAAAAACATAAGTAATTTATTTGTTTATCAGTTGCTAACATGATATTTTAGTATTTAGTTATTTATCCAGATTTTCCATCCTTATCCCTTTCCGCAGCCAGGGAAAGGGATAAGGACAAAGGGAAAGCAGTATATCAACCTACTATATAAGGTTCAGCGAGCGGAATATATTCCATTCCGTTTAAATCGTAAATGGGTACATAATGGCGGAAGTATGCATTCCCCGCATCATAAAAGCCACGAAACTCAAAATCTTCAGGCTTTGCAGTTTCCAAAATCTCTAATTCTCTATAGCCGTAAACATCTTTTTTAATAAAGCGTTTCAGCCATGCAAGCCCCTTCTCTCCTTGTTCAGGGGTCATTCGTACCGGCATGGAGTCTAATAAATCATAGTCTAATACATCCTTTTGAGCTGCGTTGCTTCTTCTTTTCAAAAGGGAAATTTGTTTTTCTGTAATGATTCCAGTTTCTTTGATTTCTGCAAAAATAGATTCGTTTGTTGTCATAATATTGGAGCGGTTGACCTCCACCGCAAAGGTTTTAGAATGTTTAAAAAAATCAAATTAATATTTATTGCTTTGAAAGTTTCAACAAACTAAATACCTTTGCCCTATTCATGTGGGGGGTATTTAGTTTGTTTACTCCTTTCTTGTCCTCCGTTTGGTTGCAGCCATCTGGAGGACTACTTTTTTATGGAGGCAAAATATAAATCGAAAAATATTGTACCATAATCGTAGACGGTTTGAACAACAACCGTAAAGTCTTTAAGTGTTTATTATCTTCTTTTCTGTACTACAAATATACAAATAAAATATTGAAACACAAAATTTTAAGCAACTTTTTTGCAAGAAAAACGCACTTTTTTTACCAAAAAAACTACTCAAAAATCAAAGGCAAAAGAAAGGAGCTAAAGAAAGAGGAAACGAAGAAAGGAAGAAGAAGAAAGGAAAAGGAAGGGAAAGCAAAAAGGAAAAGAGAAGACGAACGAGAAAGCGAAGAAGGGAAATGCAAAGGAGAAGAGGAGCAGAGGAGCGGAAAAGGAAAAGAAAATGAGAAAGGGAAAGGAAAAACGAAGTAAAGGGATGGGAAAGGGAAAGAGGTGTTAAGAAATGTGAAGAAGATAAAGGGCTGGAAAAGAAGTTATTAAACGATTTTAATAACCAAAACAGGGGGGTATTTTTAGTTAAAAAGTGTTACTATGTGAAGAAGTGTAAAAAAAATCGAGGTTTTGAAAATTCCGTATCTATCGTATTTTTAACATTTCGGAGGCTGGGAAACGTGAAGGGAATGGAGCAGGGAACGGAAGAAGAAGGAGAAGACGGAAAAGCCTGTCAAACCTCTATATTAGTCCGTTTGTTGCTTGTCCTTCTCTTTCTCCTTTGCCCTTTGCATGTTGACGTTTTAAACTGTTAGTGTTTTATCTAAAACATAAAATATAATTGGTTGTATTTTAGATAATAAGCCATTTTTGTGGTAATCGTTATTTGTGGCTGTTTTTAAGTCGTTTCCCCCGCAAAAAATGGAGAAAAAACGCCCTCCCCCCCCCTGTTGATATGCCGCTTAAAAGGTGCTTTTACCCCTTGCGAATTTTATTATTTTTTCTTTTTTTTCTGATTTTAATTTTCCTTTTTTCTCCTGTTCCGCCTTTCTTGTTTTGTATCAAAAACATCTTTATTCTGCCTTTTCCTCCCCATTTTTAACATTCTTTTAACGTAACAAATGTTAAAATTCCTGACTAAGAAAAAGTCCGAAAAACATCGAATACTTCTTTTCCGTATCAAAATCCTTTCATTATTGATAAACTTCCCTATACTTCCTATACCTTCCTAACTTGTTGATTGATAAAGTGTGATAATACTTGTGTATATATGGAATATCCATTATCTTTGCAGAGTAAAAATTACCTACAAAAAGGGAGGATAAAAGGGATGGAGAAAGAGGGATATTATGGCTCTGATGGGGTCTATGAACTGAATGAGGAGGTGTATGAGAACGACTTCATACTCCGCATATCGGAGAACTTGACGAGGAAAGGCGCACGCTATGACGTAACTGTTTCAGGCACAGTGAACGGCAGGGACGGCGGCATCATCTACTACGAGAACCTCGGCAGGGTCATAGAGGCTGTTTATAACACGGTTGCGGAGAGCAACCTTGCCCTGTACAGGGGCGATGTCTATTTCTTTACGGGCAAGATATACGAAAGGGTCCCGAACAAATCTTTTTTGGAGAGGGCTGTGCGCATATATTTGAAACGTTCGGGCGTTCCCCAGATGTTCATCATCAAGAGCTTCACGATGCTGATGAAGAACGCCTATTCGTCGTTGGAGATCAACAGGCAGTTGCGCCCCCGCTTCAACATCATGGCTTTCGAGAACGGGGTTGTCGATATGGACGACGGTGTGCTCCATGACTTTTCCCGCAACTACCATGTGACCTCGATCCATAAATACCGCTACGACCCCCATGCCCGCTGCCCCAAATGGCTGTCGTTCCTCCGTGGCACCACGTTCGGCAGGAAGGACTACGGCGGCGGAGTCCTGCCGGACAAGAACGACAGGTTGATATTGCAGATGTTCCTTGGGCTGTCCTTGTACGACAGGGGCAGGATGGACAACAAGATAGAGAACGCCTTGGTCCTGTTCGGCAACGGTTCTAACGGCAAGGGCGTCATCATGAACACCGTCACGGGCATATTGGGGGAGGAGAACATCTCGTCCCTTGACATGGAAGCCCTTTTGCGGTCGGGCGACGAGCGCCAAAGGAACTTGTGCCAGATAGAAGGCAAGGTGTTCAACTGGTCGGGGGAGATAGGCCCTAAGACTTTTGCGGGGAGGGAGGATGCTGCCAAGAGCCTCATATCGGGAGAGCCCCAGATGGCGAGGAAGATAGGCAACAACGCCTTCCGCATAACCAACATCCCCTATTTCATCTTCAACGCCAACCGCTTCCCCACGGCTGGTGACGGCAGCTACGGGTTCTTCCGGAGGTTCATCTTCCTCGTGTTCGACAAGGTGGTGTCCGACAAGGACATGAACCTTGCTCTGGAAACGGAGCTCCGCTCGGAATACCCCGGCATCCTCAACTGGATAAGGAACGGTGCGAAGCTGTTGAAGAAGAACGGCTTCCGCTTCCCGGAGAGCGAGGGCAACCTCCGCAAGAAAATCAGCGAGATGGGATTGTCTGCCTTGGGCAAGTCATGGGCTATGGCGAGGGGGTTCTACGCCTACCCGAGGGAAGGCGTCAAGGGCGACATACGGCACGAGGTGGAGTTCTCCGCCATCTATGCCGACATAGAACGTTATGCCGACGACAACGGCTTCCCGATGGTCAGCAAGCCCACCATAGCGGCGCACCTGAGGGACATGGGGTTCGGGAAGGAGAAGAAGCGCAAGGTAGGCGGCACTGTCTACTACAAATGCTTCGGGGTCACCACGGACGACCTCGCCAACACCCGGCCGCCTGTCGTTGCGGACATGGAGATAGGCGTGAACAACAAGTCCTTCGACTACGGGGAGGACTATTACGATTAAATATTTCACAGGTATGGAAAAAGGGAATGATTACAGGGTAGGGAACTATGTCCTCCGCAAGGTGGAGGAAGACGGGCTTTCGATGGTTGAAGTGCGTGCGGCAGGCGGGCATTGGCGTGCGGCATGGGCGGAAACGACATCCATCTACCCGCTGCTTGACGGGACGGACTTTGACGACCCGGACGACTTGGCGGGGATAGGGTATTTCTTGACGGCGGTATATGCCGCATCCATGATAGCGGATGTTGATTTCTTGAAGTCCGTGTACGAGGGGGTCGAACGGATGCGGAAGGCGCATGAATCCGACCCGGGCGTGTCATGAGGGCGGCGGTGACGGAGGAAGAGGCTAAAGAAGCCATCCTCGCCCGTGTCGGGGCGGAGCTTTCCATGTGGGCTTCCGCCTACGGGCGCATGAAGGAAGCCGTGAAGGAGGTATGCGCCATATCCGTCCGCTACGGCATAAGCCCCAAGTCGTTCCGTTTCAGTGCCGACCGCAACCTGGAGCGGGATGTCGACAAGGTGCTTTCGGGCATGGTCTCCGCCATCCTTTCGGACATGGAGGGATATGCGGAATCGCTGGAGGCGGAAAACCCGGGCGGGGGATTCGTCCCGTACTTGCACGGCGAGGACCACGGAAGCACTTTCGAGGAAAGGCTGTCGGCCCATAAGGAACGCTTCAAGTACGAGCTGGAGGTCGCCATCGCAGCCGGGCTGTTGCTTGGGAAAGGGGCGCGATCCATTACATCCTCCATCCTTTCGGGCATGATGTCGCCCTATGGCAACCCGGACTTCAGGAAGGCGCTGGGGAAAGGGCTGGCGGCCGCAAGGCTTGCCGCCCGTGGGACGGGGACCGGGAAAGGGCAAGGCCCGTCCGCCGCCAACTCCATGTCCCTGCTCGTCAAGACCGCCGTGGGGGCGATGTGGATGCACGGGATGTACCGCTCCGCATTGGACGGGGGGATGCGCGGGTTCGTGTCGTTCCCCGGCAGCTCGTCCCCTTGCGGCTATTGTGCCTCGCTTGCCGGCAAGGCGCAGCCGATGGAGGACTTCCCGGGGCTGTACCATCCGAGGTGCAAGTGCTACTTCCTATTCTTCTGACCCCTTCCTCCTTTCCCTCTTCTTCCTTTTCACGTATTCCGCATAAGCCGCGCAGTCCCTGCATTTCAGGGGGAGGTAGGTGTGTACGGTCGTGTCCTCCACCGCCACCACGTCCTTTTTCATCTGCTGCAGGTCGGTTATCAGCTTGGTCATGTCCAGCCACTCCCTCGACCCGGGCGTCTTTTCGTCCCTCACGACTATCAATTCCTTCAGTGTCTGCTCTTTCGTGGCACGGGAAAGGATGTCGTCCTTTTCCGCCTTGCTTTTCACCACGCTGTTCGACCTTGCCGAAGCCGTTGCGAGGTATGAAGCCACGTTCGTGTCCTCCTTCGCCTTTTTTATCTGCGCCTTCATGTAGTTCACCGAGTAGTTCACGTTGTACCCGAACACGGCAATGAAGGCGTCCGCGTCCTTCCATCCCATGAGCACGAGGTCTGCGAACATCTTCTGTTCCGCCGTCAGCCCCGCCTTCTCCAGCTCCGCCTGCAACCCTTTCGAGAAATCCATGGTCAGCCCTTCCTTAACGAGTTCAACAAATCGGCCTGCTGCTCTTCCTTCGCCTCCCTTATCAGCCTGTCCCATTCCGACGGGGTCGAATACATCTGCACCCTTTCGGAAGCCGTCCTCTTGGACACGAACCCGTTCTGCACGGCGGCCGCCAAATCCGCCACGAGGGCGGACTCGTTCACGTGGACGTACGGCTTTATCCACCAGCTGAGCGGCATGGAGGCGAAGTCTATGGTCTTTTCCTTCTCCACCCCGTACCCGTACCGGAATATCCCGACCATTTCGTTCAGGAATGGCTTGTAGCCGGAGGCGTCGTCCATCGCCTTCTCGTATGCCGGGGAATAAAGTATCTTGAGCGCCGCCGCCGGCAAGTCCCCTGATTTCAGCTCCGGGGGAATCACGGCGAACGATTGCTCGTATATCATCTTGTAAAGCGTGTCGAGCTGCTTCATGAACGACTCTGATGCGTCCGGCGCGCTAAGGTATGAGGCTTTTGCGTCCGATGACCCCGTTATCACCTTCACCGTGCCGTTCAAGTCGTGCTGCAGGTCCATTGCGTCCGACCCCGACCCCAAAAGGCACATGATGGGGAATGCCGTCGCCCCGTTGTTCTGCACCATTTGGGAGAATGACATCTCGTACCCGTCGCAAGCGTCCTGCGAGGCCGACCAGCAAGGCCCCTCTTCCGCACGCTTGTACGCCACGGGGCAGAACGGGAACCCGTGCGGCTTGCTGTCAATGAGCGTGAATCCGTCCGAACCGGCTGCGTTCAGCACCCTGTTCACGACCCCCTTCAATCCCCTTTTGTCCTCCCTGAAACGGTAGAAGTTGGCCTTGTCCCACACTTCCACGTATTCTGCCACCTCTTTCCCCTCCGGGTCGTAGGTGAAATAGGAACGGGCGAACAAGTCCATCCTGCCCGAGCCGTCATAGTGGGGGTAAAGCACGTCCCCGTTCAGGTATGAGAACACCCGTGAGTTGAACACCCCCTTGTCGAGGTATCCCACGAAAGCCCCGTCCGCCGTCCTCTTCACCGACTTGACGGCCTCGCTGAACCTCACCTCCATGTCCTTTTCCAGCCATCCTTGGCGGAACATGGAAAGCAGGTCGGAATATCCCCCCTCCTTCTCCGCTCCTATCTCGAACTGTATGTCGTTCCCGCAAAGGTGCACTTCCTGCTTGACGGAAATGATTTGCTGGAACGCGAAAGCGTAGCGTGGCAGCTTCTCCTCGTAATACGACACTTTCTTCCTCCCCGTAGGGACGCCATCGTCATCCAATACCTGCTCCTCCTGCGCCCTGTAGATGTTGGGGTATGCGTCCTCGTCGTTTATGATATGCCCCGACGGGAAGTATTCACGCAGGAAGTCCGCCTGTGTCACTATCCTGAACACGGAGTTGTCAACCGGGCACGAGTCCGGCAACAGGGCGGACGTGTACACGCCGCCGGAAAGGTAGCCGTTCGGCAGTATCCTCTTCCAAGGCCTTTTAGTCCTGATTTCGTTAAGGTTCATCTTGATATTTTTTTATGTGATACGTAGCTGAGCATCCCGGTAGGGCGGAATGCGGCCTTTTTCTTTCCTATCTCGAAGTACATCCTGTATATGAGCGACTCTATGAAGTCGGGCGAATAACCGAGCAGCGTTATCATCTCCCTTTTCGTCACCAACTCGAAGCCCCCTATTTGCGAATTGCTCCGGTGGCGGATGCACTTCCTTTCCTTCATGAGTATGTCCCTCAGCTTCACGTTTTTGTACTTCCCTTTCTTCCCCGAGAACGTCCTGTCGAGCAGGTCGGGGTTGATTGATATTTTCCCGTCCTGGATGTAGTGCGCCAGCATCTCCGCGCATTGGCTTTTCACGTTGGCGTACGAGCCCTCATACTTCTTGTCCGGCTTCTGCGTCCCCGTGAACTTCACCGCCCTTTTGATGTGGCCCGACAACGCCTGCCCCACGCCCCAATAGTCGTATACCACGTTCTCCTCCCGTACGCCCCACTCCTCCAGCTTGTTCATGAAAGTGGCCTCCGTCCTTGCCGAGTCCTCCCTCATCACGAACACGTCCTGCAGGTGCAAGTCCACCCACAGCCACATGACGCAGAAGTCCCCTCCCTCGAACGCTATGTCCGCGGACACGTACTTCACCCCTGCCGCCACCTGCCCCGGGGAGGAGAACATCCGCTCCATGTCCGACATCTTCAACAGGTCGTCCCCGGTGTTCTTGTAGTCCCAGTTCCCCTCCAGGTCACGGGCACGCTGTTCCTCGTCCTGCTGCACGAGGTTCGCCACATAGTTCGGGTCGGAACCGATAAGCTTGACATTCTCCTCCAGCTTCCCTTTTATGAACGTCACCGACTTGACGAACATCGTTATCTTGTCGAACCCGAGCTCCTCGAACTCCTTCTTCCAGCTGCGGTCTATTATCTCCTTGCACTGCCCGTACACCTCTTCGGGCGTGTCCCCCCAGTAGATGGAGCTTGGCGTGTCCCCGTCCATGAAGCAATAGCGGATTACGCCGTCCCTGTCCGGGATTGGCACGCCGCCTTCCCCTATCCACCAGTCTATGACCTTCCTCACCCAAGAATCCGGGTCGGGGTTGCATGTCCCTATTATCCTGTTCTGCAACCCGTGAGAGTTCCGGTTGCAAGTCATGAGGAACTTGAATTTGGCGTATTCCATCTGCGTCACCTCGTCAATGGCTATATATGAGTACTGCTTCCCCCTGAACCTGTCCTTGAAGTCGGAAAGCGTGTCCGAGAAAACGAAGAACGACAGCTTGCCCCCATGGAGGAAATTCCAAGTCATGTCGCTCTTCGACTTGTTGTATTTGCCGTATTGGCCGTAAAGGATGGATGTTTCCCTCTCCAGGTTGTCGAAGTCGTTCTTCTCCTTGCGGAACATGACGGCGTTGAAATGCCTGTCCTCTATGTCCCTCAACGCCTCGAGCAGCATCGCAAAGCTCTTCCCTCCCCCGCGGTTCCCGCCGATGAACGTGATGTCCGCATTGCTCCCCACGAACCTTTCCTGCGCCCCTTTCTGCGGGATTACGACGAGCGGGTTCGGGCACTTCCTGTCCTTCTCCCTAAGTTCCTCTATGAACCCGTAGGAGTACACCCTTTCCCCCGACACCGTGGTTATGTATTCATCCAATCCGTCCATTCCCGTGTTAAGTTTTGTTTGCCAATCGTGCCCGATTCCGGACGCTACTGCAAAAATATAAATTTTTTCTATCAAAACATGGTATAAAATAGATAAAATCTATTATATTTGCAGATGTTACAAAACCTTTATAAAGAGATGGATAAAGAGACCCTTTTGAAAGAACTTAAAAAACGGCTTGGAGAACCCACAGCCAATGGATTTCTCGGAGACACTGGGATAAGCGGACGGACTCTTGAAAAATACGTGGACGCCATCCTTCCGACCATCAAGGCGGACGCAACACCCGACAGCGCCTTTTACGACGCACATGCGGAGGTGGCGAAGGCCATGGGAGGGCAGATGCGCTTCGAGCAAGCTGAATTTATCAAGAACCACAAGTCCGGGGACGCTCCAAAAAACCAAAACGGCAAGCAAGGGACGGGAACGGAAGGCAAGACGGACGGGAACGAGGAGCTTATCGGCAAGTTGAAGGAGCGGCTTGACACTTTGGAGAAGGCGCAAAAGGACAAGGAGAAAGAACTTCTTTGCGAACGGATGCGTTCTTCCATACGGAACAAGGCTGGAGAACTAAAAGTATCCAACAAGAATTTATGGGAAGATTCCGTCAACAGCTTGACCCCTGAAGAGGGCATGAAGCCGGAGGACTTCGAGAAGAAGGCGAAGGAAGTCTATGAAAGCCGCCTGAAACGGTATTCGGGGGACGGCGCAACGCCTTATTCCGGGAACGAAGGGCACGGGGCAGGTGCGGGGGCTGATGCGGCCAAGGCACTTGACGCTTTCTTCGAGCGGAAGGCGGCAGAAGGGAAATTCCCGTCCAAAAACCAATAATTATGACTTTAGGAAATGTTTTCGGGAGGGAGGAGACCTCCTATGGCGGAGGCGTCAACATTTGGCACAGGACATACGAGCAGTACCCCGCAGGCGGCACGATCAGCAACGCAAGCGATTTCTACGCAAAAGGGGTAATCCCGGCAGGCTCGATGTGCCAATACGACCAGTCTGCCAAAACCATCAAGATCGTCCTTGCCAAGGACATCAAGACCGCTTCACAGGCAAGCGGGAAAGTAGAGCCGAAGAGCATCTTGGGGCTGCTTTACAATGACGTGTACGTAAAAGACGGAATGGCGAATGCGGTATTCACCGGGGCGGTTGTCCGCAAGGGCATGGTTTATGCCGACCGCTTGGCGGAGGAAGTCCCCGAAGAAGTATGGGCCGTGCTTCCGGGCATCACGCCCGTCCGTGAAAAATAAGAGAGGAGGAGAAAAGAATGAGAACGAATATCAAAAGTTATTATGACCTGCTGAACTTCGGGTTGGGTTCATCCTCCTTCCAGCAGTTCGTTGACCGATTCCAAGCGAAATACAACACGCTGCAATTGGACGGGTTCGAGTTCGACCCGGAAATACAGCTGAACTACCAGTACGAACAGTTGATAACATCCCTTAACATCGCCACGCTCCCGGTGTACATGGACGAAAGCTCGCAAGCATTGGACAAGGCGCACGGGGAGTTCGTAATCGGGAAAGACCAGATACCGACACAGAAGCACCGCTACCCCATCAACGCCAAGATGCTGAGGGAGCACATGATCATGTACGAGAAGTTCGGGGACGCCTCGTTGAGCAACGACACGAGGAACGGCATCCTCAACATCCTGTTCGACAGCTTGGACAAGCTGCTTGGAGGTGGAAGGAACGCCTTGACCCACCAGCGCATGAGGACGGTTTCCAAGGGGGAACTCACCATCGACGTGGAGAACAACCCGAGGGGCTTGACCGGGCTCAAATTCGAGTTCGGCATCCCGAAGGAAAACAAGGCCGCCTTGGAGGGCAATGCGAGATGGTGGACAGGGACGACCCACACCACGGCAACGGAAGGGTCAGAGTCCGACCCACTGTTGTTCTTGAAGGACAAATACAAGGAGATACGCCGCAAGGGGACACCGAAGGGCCATTTCGAGATTTCACAGGACTTGTTCGAAGACATGCTCATGCATTCCAAGGTGTTGAAACGCATCGGGTACTCGTCTTATCCTGTTGCGGCCGGCGACGCTGCCGCCGAATCGTATGCGCAGAACCTCACGGACGAAGCCAAGGCGGAAGCCATCAAGCGCATCATCGGCGCTCCTGTCATCGTGCGTGACAGCGTGGCGGCAGTCGAGAAGTTCGATTCTTCGAAGAAGAAGCTGGTTGTCAACACCATCGACAACTTCGACACCAAGAACGTGTCGTTCATCCCGGACGGTCTGATTGGCACGGTCAAGAGCGTGAAGCCGTTGGTAATCAGCGAAGACCCTACGCAAAGGGTGGCTTGGTTCGACGGTGGCAGGACATTGGTGACACAACAGTACGAGGCAGCAACCAAGTCCATGTACGTTGAAAGCGAGATGTCCATGCTTTGCGTTCCTAACATGCCTAATTATATGTATATCAATACCGTAACAGCGTAAAAGACATGGGCGGAGAAACTACCGGCAACGAAGGGAGAACCATCAGGCAATATATGGAGGGTGCGTCACCCGTGGCGCTTTCCAACGAGACAGTGCTTAACATCTTGTCAGAGAGGGGAATCGACCTCGACACCCCGCTTGCGGACGTGACGAAAAAGGACAAGCTGCTCCTGAAGGCGGACGTGCTTGCCGCTTGCGCCACGTCACCCACCACGTCACGAAGCGTGGAGGATGCGGACGGGACTTGGAAGCACAAGGAATCGGGAGGCGAGGTGAGCGACAAGGACAAACGCTTGTGGCTTTCCATCGCCAACAGCATATATGACCAGTTCGGCGAACTCAGGGTCGGTACGCCTTCGCTCAGGATCAACGCCTACGGCATGAGGATATGGAGGAGGAACAATGGATAACCCGCAATACCCGCATACTTGCACGATATACCGGACGGGGGGGGATTCATTCACGGACACCGGACGGGAGGAGGTGTACAAGGGGAAGTGCCGGAAGGAACGCAACACTTCCATCCGCAACTTCACCACTTCCGGGGTGTCTTCATGCGACTACCGCCTTTCCATCCCCGGATTCCAAGACGGAATCAGGCAAGGGGACACGGTGGACGTGGCAGACCGCTCGGGCACATGGGAAGGGATCACCATATTGGACGTGAACATCACCAATTTCGGGACTGAAGTTTTCTTTAACATTGTCAAGTCATGAGGAACAGGAACGACATAACACTCCAAAAGGGGATGAAGAGGGCAAGGGCTTACATGGATGAAGCCGTCTTGCGCAACATCATGTCCGCTTGCGGTGAAATCCTGTCCGATGCGTTGGAAAGCAGGGGTTACCAATCTTTTACCGGGAACACGGTCACTTCCTATTCCTGCGGCATCTACAAGGACGGTGTGTTGCTCCATGTGTTTTCAAGCGGGGACAGCCTTAGAGAGCCGGTGTCCCGGAAAGTCAGGAAGGGGACTACCAAGTCCCTTGCCCGCCCCTACGAGGGGAAGGCGAGGTCTGTCGTGGGGAAAGTCGGGGTGGACAGCCTTTCAGGCCAGGACTCTGCCGCAAAGACCCTGCGGGGGATGAAAGCCCCAAGCAAGAAAGGGTTTTCCATGATAGTGGCCACCGGAACGGAATACAGCGAGTACCTGGAGCAGGTTTACCATTACAACGTCCTCAGCGAAACGTTGGGGCACGTCACTTTGTCCATATTTGAAAAACATAGGGGAAAATGAGAGTGGAGAAATTTTACTTGGCGGAGATAATGGCCGATTTGAACAAGCGGCTTGGGGGGAAGAGCGACAAGATCCTGTTCGGTTTCCGGCAGAAGGTGTCGCCCCTCCGCCTCAACGACTTCATCACGGTCGTCATCCCCCGCTTGGAAGGCAGGGTCCAGCAGTCCGGGTCTGTCACAATCGACATAGCCTGCCGCAACAAGGCGAACGGCATGGAGGATGTGACCCGGTTGCAAGAGCTGGCCGACTCCGTCACTTCCCTTTTCCCAATCACAGGGAAGCGTTACGCATTGACATCCCCGTCCATCGTCCTGAAAGGGGAAGACGGGACGGGGTTCAGCCATTGGCTCGTCATGGCGAGGCTGAAAGTCAACGTTACCGATTCCCATATTTATTAACCGACAAAAACAAACAGCTATGGCAGAAATATCAGTCAAAGAAGGCGGAAGGCTTGTAGATTTGAGGGTTTTGTTCAACAGCGTGGATGAAGTCTATTACTGCAAGACTCCATTAAACAATGCGCAAGTAATCAACGCATTGTCAGAGATAGACATGGAACTTCCTGTATTAGAGGGAGGTGTGACCTTGGACTCCGGAACACCGGACAAGACGGAAGTGAAACTTACGACAGGGTCAGTGTTGGTAGCCAAATTGAAGAAGGGCGATTCCGACATATCCATGCAGGTGGCATCCGTTGCGGGTGCGGTGAACGACCTGTTCCTGAGCAAAAAAGGCGGGGCGATTACTATGACCAACACCATAGGCGGCAAGACTTATAAAGGAGAAGGCTACGGGCTTGAACCGAAAAGCGTGGACGGGGCATTGATCCTTTGCTCGGAAGACAAGCAGACTATGCTGGTGTTTCCGAGCGTGACCCTTACCTCCAACTTCGTAGGGCCGGACGACAGCACCCCGGCTTACTTCAACGTGGCGGTCACCCCCCGTGACAACGAGGACGGGATGGCAATCTGCATCTTGGCGCAATCAGTGTGACCCGCCTATTCCAAACCAGAACCAAAGGCGGGCATCCCATGCGGTTGTCCGCCGTTTTTAAAACACCAAGATGATGAAGGACAAGATAAGACAAGTCACCGACGAGGAGCAGCGCAAATACAAGGATGTCACGGAGGACAGACCCGACACCGTGAAGATAGGCGGGTTCTCCTTCAAGGTAAGGTGGATGAAACCATATACCCTTGAACGGCTCACGGACGTGTCGCTCAACTGCAAGAAGGAGATAGAGGTCCCCGCACGCACTGCCGCGCTCGTCCTATTGAACGGCTTCCTAAAGATAAACCTGTTCTATTGGCTCGCATGGAGGGCGCTTTACCATTGCGTGCGTCCGGAAGAGATAGGGGAAATCATAGTGACGGGTAAAAAAAAAGAGGAATCGTTGATACAGGAATACTTGACTTCTACCATATTAGCGACCGTGATGAGGGATTCGATGATGAACATGAAGAGGGAGGAAGTAGAACGTTTCCTTCAAGAACAGCGTTCGGCTCGGCATGGGCAATCGGGGAAAAACACCCCGGCCTCGTAGCGAGCCGCAGCTTCCTGTTCGGGCTCGTCACCATCCCCATGTACGAGTACAGGTGCGTGATGAGCATGGCGCAGATAGAGCTGCTGGGCATAGACAAGCCCGTCATCGTTTACGGACGCCCCGGCAAGAAAGGGAAGTTCGGGAAACCGAGGGCGCAGGACGTGGCGGACAAGGCAAGGCGGTGGGAAGAGAAATACAAGAACGGGCGGAAGCCCAAACTGGACCTTAGTGGTTACAAAATAGTGAACGAGTGAAATGGGGAACATAGGGAAATTATGGTTTGACATCGGCATGAAAGACATGACCGATTCAGACCTCGAAAGGATAAAGAAAAAGATAAAGGGCAACCTCAAGAAGGTGGACGTGCACCTTGACATCGACATCGAGGCGGCGCAAGCCACCGACCAGATAAAAAAGGCGTTGACCCAATCCCCTTTCACGGCAAGGCTCGGGTTCAGCTACCAAGACGGCCTGAACGAAGTCCAGTCCAAACTGAGGGGCAAGGAAATAAAAGCCAAGATAGACTTCAAGAACGACTTCGTCAGCACGATAGACAACGCTTTCGCCAACCACAAGTTCAAGATAGAAGTCCTTGTGGACAAGGCCGAGGCGAGCCGTGCCGTGCAGGACGCATTGGCCAAAATAGGATACAGCCCCGACGTCTCCGCCAACGACATAAGGGCGAAACGCTACGAGGAGGTCCAAAACCGCATAAACAGGGCAAACGAACGTGCGGCGGAAGCGCAACAAAGGGCTTACACGAGGCAGCAGCAGATGCAGGTGTCGCTCCAAAGGGCGCAGACGTCCGCACAACAGGCCATGGAACGTGGAAACCTTTCCATCGAACGGCAGAGGGCGGCATTGAGGAGGGCGCAACTGTCCGCAGAGAATTACAACAAGAAACTGAGCGGCATCATGGGCAACATGAACCGCTTCGGCGGTGTCGCAGCCGACCTCAGGAGGCAACTTGCCGGGGTGTTCGGCATCATCGGCATGGAACGTTTCCTGCAATCGGTGATAGAGATAGGCGGCGAGTTCCAAAAGCAGCGCATTGCGCTCCGTACCATGTACAACGAGTTCGATGCGGACGTGCTTTACGGGCAAATCAAGAGGTTGTCCGTGATTTCCCCGTTTGAGTTCAAGGAGCTGATCAGCTACACCAAGCAATTGGGTGCGTTCAATATCGAATACGACCAAATCTATGAAACCACAAAACGGTTAGCTGACATTTCAGCCGGGCTTGGCGTGGACATGAGCCGTATCATATTGGCTTACGGGCAGATACGTGCAGCAAGCTACCTCCGTGGCGGGGAATTGAAGCAGTTGACCGAAGCCGGAGTGCCCGTCTTGGACAAGCTTGCGGAGAAACTCACGCAGCTCAACGGAAGGCTTATGACCACGGGGGATGTGATGGACGCCATAAGCCGGAGGGAAATCAGCTTTGAAGCCGTCAAGGACGTTTTGTGGGAAATGACTGACGAGGGCGGCAAGTTCTACAAGATGCAGGAGGAGCTGTCCGCTTCCCTTGCCGGCAAGCTCTCCAACCTGAAGGACGCATACGACATCATGCTTTCCGCAGTGGCGGACGGCAACAACAAGGACTTGGGCGGCATGCTGGACATGCTCACGTCCCTGTTGGAGAACTGGGAGCTCATTGCCAAAGTCACCATGACGGCTATCAAGGCGGTCGGTTCTTATGCGGTGGCGTGCGTGGTGGTCACCCCTATCGCCAATTCGGTGAAAGCCCTTTCCAAGGCATGGAGGGCCGTGGAGGTGGCCGAACGTGCGGCGGCCATATCCGGGACAAAGTTCAACAAGGTGTTCTACGCCTTGGGCGTCCTCATCCGCAAACACCCGGTCGGTTTGCTTACCACCGCCTTTGCCGGGCTGACGGTCGCCGTCATGAGCTTGAAGAAGGGCGGTGACGAGCTGCAGGAAACCTTCAACAAGATAGCCGACGAGGTGGCCGGGCTGAAAGACGGTTTCGACAAGGTGGCGGAAAACGAGAAGCTCATCGACAAGTACGAGGAGTTGAAGAACAAGACGGAAAGGACGAAGGAAGAGACCGGCCAGCTGAACATCATCACCCTGCAGCTCCAAGAAACCTTCAGCGGCGCAGCCGAATCGGTGGACGAATACGGCACCGCCATCTCCATGAGCGTGGAGAAGATGAGGGAGCTGACGGCGGAGCAGAAGAAGGCGTTGAAGGCAAATGCGGCGGACAACATAGAGGAGGCCGCCAAAGGGTTGTCAGAAATAGAGAAAAGGATAGGGTGGGCAAAAAAACACATCAATCATTTAAAGACAAGAAAAAATAACGGCCAATGGGTAAAAGGAAGGGACGACGGATTCATGAAAGCCGCAGAAAAGAAACTAAACGACCTTCTTATCCAGCAGATAAAGGCGCAAGCCGCCATTGACGAAGCCCGTAAGAAGGTGGCGGCCATGGGTGAAGACAACGCGCCCAAGGAAGAATCGCTCAGCAAGTGGCAGCAGCTGGCAAGGGAAGCGAGGAAAGTGTCCAACATCGTCCCCGAAGTAAAGGAATCCTCGACCATTACCGGATACTTGGAAGACATCACCAAAGCGATGGAGGGGCTGGAAAAGGAAAACAAGAGCCTCAACCGGGAGAACGAGTTCACCAAGGGCATCCACGACAAGAACAAGAAAGACCTTGCGGTACTTGCCGACCTGTACAACAGGCTGGGAGGGGCAAGGAAAGAGGCGGAAAGCGGGAGCAAATCCGACCCCGAAGCCGAACGGCTGAAAGAAGAGATAAACCTTGTCAAGGAGGCTTACGGCGAATACCAGAAATACCTAAAGGAGGTGGGAAAGGCGAAAGCCGTGGAAATAGTGAGGGCGGACAACCGTTTCGCCAACCTCAACTTCGACCCCGACAAGTACGTTGAAACCCTCTCCGGGCTGCAACGGAAGATAGACCGTGCGGGCATCCCCGCAAAGAGCCGCACGAGCCTCTCCAACACCGTCTCCAAGCTTATCTTCGGGGCTAACTACGAAGAGGTCAAGCGGAACATATCCGACACGGTGGAGCGGGCAAAAAAAGAGATAGACTCCGCCTCCAAGCAGTGGGGCTTGTTCGGGGAACTGTACGACATAACCGGGGACAAGGGGAAATCATTCCAGCTCGCATTCGGCAAAGAGATGGTGCCCGGCATCGAGGACGAGATAGACGGCATGAAATCCGTCCTGAAGGAGAAATTCGGGAAGAGCTACGAGGAGCTGGCCGATTACAGCAAAGAGAAACTGCTGTCCCTCTTCGGCACGGAGTCCGAGGCCATCAAGGACATGCTGGACAGGATAAAGGAGCTCACGGACACCTCCCACTCCGACATATTGAAGGGCGCACTCAGGCTGGTGGCGGAATATTCCAGCACGGAAGAGAAGATTGCCGCATTGGAGAAGAAGCGGGACAACGAGATTTCCAAGCTCAGGAAGAGCAAAGGCTACGGATTGCTGGGGGAAGAAGACAAACTGAAAGCGGAGGAAGCCGTCATCAAGAGCTACGGGAAACAGATAACCGAACTGGGCAGCGAGTCCGTCAAGCTGTCGGACGTATGGCAGAAATTGTTCGGGGACACCGTAAACATGGGTTACAGGACGCTGAAAAAAGCCGCCGGGGAAGCCCGCAGGATGGTGGACGAAGCCAAAGAATACAAAGACCCCAAGACGGGCGACACCAAGATGTCGCTCACTTGGAAAGACGAAGCCGGGGCAATCCACACCGCCAACGTGGAAATGACCACCTACCTCCAGCTTGTAAGGAAGGTGGCGGACACCGAAAAGAGCCTCGCCGAAACTGACCCGTTCAGTGCCATCTTGGAAGACTTGAAGAGGTTGAACAAGGCTGTCAGGGAAGGAGACAAGGATGGGCAATCCAACCTGTTGAAGAAAATAGCCAATGACGCAGCGACCGCCTGCGGGCAGATAAGGGAGGCGGGCAACGCCTTCTCAGGCATGTTCGATGCTTTCGGGAACGAAGGGCTTGCCGACAAACTGGGGCTTGCCGGAGACCTGCTGGGGGAAGCCGGGAACCTCGCCCAAGGGCTTTCGAGCGGGAACATCGTGCAAGCCGCCAAGAGCGCACTCACGTTCATCCCCGGCATCATAGGGAAGATAGCGGCATTCCACGACAAGAAGCTCGACAGGGCCATACAGAAATCGCAGGACGAGGTGAGGAGGCTGCAAAACGCCTACAAGAACCTTGAGTCCGAGATGGAACGGACGCTTGGGGAAATGGCGGAACAGACCTATTCCGCACAAATAAGCAACTTGAAAAGGCAGCAGGAGCAGATTGCGCTGCAAATCGCCAAGGAGGGCAAGAAGAAAAAGAGCGACAACGGGAAGATAGAGGACTACAAGCAACAGATAAAGGAACTTGACGACCAAATCCGCTATTTTGCGGAGGACACCGCCAAGAGCCTTTACGGCATAGACTTGAAGGACTGGGCGGGCAAATTCTCCGATTCCATCGTGGACGCATGGAAGAAAGGGGAAGACGCAGCCGTGGCTTTTGAAAAGACGGCATCCGAGATACTTGCCAACGTGGCCAACGAAGCGTTGAAAATGGCTGTCATCGAGCCCCTGTTCGAGGACTTGCGGAAGAAGCTGCCCGACATCATGAGCGACGGGAAGATAGACGAGGCGGAGATAGGCAGCATAGCCGAATCCCTCCTAAAAGTGAAGGAGGGGTATGACAGCGCATTGGGCTACCTCGACAAGCTGTCCGAGAAGGTGTACCAAATGACCAACGGGGAAATCAACCTGAAAGACACCTTGTCCACCGACACGGGAACTTCTACATCCACGCAGGGCGGCATCCAGGCTTCCGAGCAGACCATGCAACTTGCCAACTCCTACCTCAACGCCATCCGGCAGGACATAAGCGTGTTGAGGTCGAAAGCGGAAGCGGTATTGTCGGACAGCTTGCTCCAAAACATCAGCATCGTGGGGGAAGCCCAGTTGCAACAACTCAACGCCATCGCATCCAACACGGCATCCAACGCCAAGTCGGCACGCATCATCCAAGACGCACTGGACAGCGTCATAACCACCGGGAACGGGGGAAAGGCAGTAAGAATCAAGTGAAAACATACGACATGGGAGCAGGAGAATTGATTAAAGAACTTGAAAGGATGGACATTTGCCAAGCGGGAAGGCAATACTTGTCCGGTTCACAGAAGGACATAAGGACGATAATATGGGGATGCAGGGAGTTCCCCGAGTTTCTTATAGACCATGCCGGAACGGTGATCCCCCTTATGCGCACCCTCCTTTCGGAGGACGAGAGAAGGGAATTGCAGAGGCACGGCATATTGCTCGACCACAAGGGCGGTTTCATGCCTTGCGACGGCCACGACCTGTTCGTCATCGGGGACAGCAGCCCTGCCCTTTACGTGCGGCCATGGGCGGTGGTCAAAGCCTACGTGCTCGACGGGGCGAGAGCCAATTTCCAATTGGGATACCACTCCTATGCCAACATAGAGTGCTACGGGCGAAGCTCAGTGACGGTAGGAGGATACGGGGTATCCGGCAATGTCTACCTTTACGGGCAATCGGGGTGTGAAACGGATTGCGAAAAAGTGTCAATCAAGCGCATGAAACCATCCAATGCGGGGGAAGAACCACCCGTAGCGGCTGATATGTGATAAATAATATCTATATATTTATGATTATTCATAGATTTTATCTATATTGCAAACAAAAAATACAGGCATGGCAGACCTTAACAGCATCACATTCAGGAAAGCGGGCGGGACAGGGACAAAAGACCTCTATTCGGACTTCGGCATCAAGACCACCGGGGTCCCTTTGTTCCTGCCGAAGGAAATGAAAGGGGTATCGACCCGTGACTGGAGCGACCAGCACGGGGAGGATGTCGTTTTCCCGTCCACCTCCCGTTTCAGCAGCTACGATACCGAAATAGCCGTGGTGTACAAGGGCGCACCCGGGACGTTCCAGACGAGCATGAACAAGTTCTACGGATACCTTACGTCCGGGGGCACGGAGCTTGAGATATACAGCCCTTACACCTCCACGGGATGCAGGGGTGCGGCTTTCAGGGGATTTTTCGATTTCGACTATGGACGGTTCGGGGCGGAAGAAGTGGTGGAGTTCAAAATCAAGTTCACCGTGTACAAACCGATTGAAAACTATTGAGCATGGCAAGGTACAAAGTATATGATTCCAATGGGAGCACGGAACGGTGCACCATCGACAAGGTCGAATACAGCGGGTCGTTCATGGACAGAAGGGTGGTCAATGCCACGGTCGATACACCTGTCCCGTTGGCGTTCGATACGGGCGACTATATTACTTACCGCGGGGAGAGGTTCGAGCTCGACTACCTGCCTTCCGCCACCAAGAACAGCTCGTCCGGCAACCAATCCGACTCTTTCCGGTACAGCCTCCAATTCGTGTCCTGCAAATACGAGCTGGAACGCTGCATGATGAGGGACATCGTGCCGGGAGACAACGGCATCGTCTACCCCACCCCCCTCAGCATAGAGTTCACCGGGACGGCGTCCAAGCTTGCGGAAAGGATACAATCGTGCCTCGACCTCATGTATACGGGAAGCAGGAAATGGACGATAACGGTCGCCCTGGGGGTTGACAAGGAGGAGAAGAACATCACCATCAGCCAATCCAACTGCTGGTCAGCCCTGTCGCTGTTCAATACCGAATACGGGCTGAACTTCTATGTGAACGGCAGGGAAGTGTCGGTCGGGGGGGAACAGCTTGCGGTGGATTACAACTTCCGCTACGGCATGGGGAACGGGCTTTACAAGATAGAACGCTCCCCCGACACGGACACCGCCATCGTGACACGCCTGATAGCCTATGGAGGCACGCAAAACATACCGGACAATTACCTCAAGGACAAGAAGCAGTGGAAAGACAGCATCCTCCCGGCGAGCATGTACCTGCCCAACCTCATGCTTCCCGGCTTTGAAAAGACGAAAAAGGATTATATCGACTCCCCCAATGCCGGCATTTACGGCATACGGGAAGGCGTGGTCGTATTTGAAGACGTCTATCCTTCCTTGGCGGGCATGACGAACAGCAAGGGGGAGCGCATAGACAAGATAAGAAGCGCAGAAACCGTTTCATCCGGCAGCCAAGACACGTTTTGGATAACCACCTACGACCTTGAATTTGAACTAACGCTGGCGGAATACTTCCTTGCCACCGACACTCCAAGGGTTTACATCAAGACGGGGCAGCTCCAAGGGTACAACTTCGAGATAGTCCAAGGAAAGGTCGAGAAACAGGGCGACGGGAGTTATAAGATATACCTCAGGCGCAACTCCAACGAGGGATTCCCCTTCCCGAACGAGGACGTGAACATCACGGCCGGGACCGAGTTCGTTTTCTTGGGCATATCCATGCCGAAATCCTATATGGACGCGGCATCGGAACGGCTGCGGGCAAGGGCTTTGGAATACCTTGCCAAATACGGGGCGACCAGCTTCACCTATAACATATACATAGACGAGCTGTTCATGTCCCGTATGCCGGATATTTACAACAGCCTCTACGAGGGGAGGAAACTCCACGTCTCGGATGCAGACATGGGGATTGACGAGAACATCACCATACAAAGCCTCTCCATCACGGAGGAGCTTGCCGGACTCCCGCAAATAAAGGTGACGCTCAACAATACGGTGTCCGCCACCACGCTCAACCGCATCCAAGGACAGGTCAGCCAGCTTGAGAGCCAAGTAGCCAACAGCTTCACGTCCCTCAAATGGCTCACGGAGCAGAAACTTGCCAAATTCGGCAAACCGACAGCACTATGGGACAGCACCGGGGCAATCAGATGGTTGATGCTGAACGACACGGAAGACATGGCAAGGCTGAAATACACCCTTGCATCCGCATACGACATTATCGCCAATTCCACCGGGGACGTTCCGGAGGAGAGCTTGCCTGTCGCAGCAGACTACACAACCACCGGGTTGTTTAGGGCTAAGCAGGGCGGCGGGCTGCTTTATGACACGGCAACTAACGGCTGGTACGTCAACCCTGATTTTGCCGGGGGCGGAGTCAGCTTTACGGTCGGCGAAGGGCTGCAAATGTCGGTCGATAATGAGCTTAGCGTCAAGTACGGCACGATAGCCGGCACGGCTTGCCAAGGCGACGATTACCGTTTGTCCAATGACCGCAAAAACCCCTATAAATTGTCGTGGAGCGGCGGGGAGTATGACGGAAGTGCGGAAAAGACGCTGCCGGACTTTATCACTGACAACAACGGCAAAATTAAAAAGCTGTACGGCTCAGGGGACAACAAAAAATACCTGTCCGGAGACGGCACGTTTTACAGCGTGCAATATGACGAGATAAGCGGGTTGGAGGACAACTATGTCACCATCGGCACGGCGCAGACGGTGACGGGCGCAAAGATATTCACATCGGTCACGCACATAGGCCCGGTGAACAACGTGCATATCTTGCTTGGCAAAGGTGCGGGGAACTGCATCAACGGGGTGGACAGTGCCGGGAACGTAAAGAACTTGTATCTCAATTATGGCTCGACAAAATACACCCTGGTGGACGAAAACAACAATGTCATTACCGGGGGGGACGTGGTCGCCAACTCCACTACTAATACTATAACCGGGGTCGTGCCTGTTGCGGACAGCTCCACTTACGGTCTTGTCAAGTACGACAACTCGACAATAAAGAAAAACAGCAGCGGGCAGCTCTATTGCACCGTGCAAGGGGGCGGAAGCAGCGGAGTCGTCAAGTATTGGAGACCGTCCGTCAATACAAGCGGTGTGTTGTCGTGGACGCTGAGCGAGAGCGAATCAACCCCTGCGTCCGTCAATATCAAAGGCCCGAAAGGGGCGACAGGCGACACGGGGGCGGACGGGCAAGGGGTCACGTACCAATGGAGCGGGACGCAGCTAAGGCTTGGTACGATTAACAGCAACGGATATGTCAGCTGGGGGTCTTACGTGGATTTGAAAGGGCCCAAGGGCGACCCGGGTAGCGGAGGGGGGAGTAGTACTTTTACCCTCAATTCCGCAACTTTTAATAGCGAAATTATATGGGGATGTCCATCTAATTCGTATGGCATACGAATTAGGAGGACGGGGGGAAGCACAGAAACAAGGATTTCAGGGAATATTATAGATGGGAGAACTGGTAGCTCTTACACAATAGGTAATTTATACTTTAATTATGTTGCTGGTAACACAAATGTAAGAATAGACAACCAAGGTAGGATTTATTCTAACGGCTCTCAAGTTACCTCTGATTTAAGACTTAAGACGATCGAGGGGAACGAGGAGGACGTGTTGGACAGGATGATGCAAATTCCAGTCATCAAGTACAAGCGTAATGATATAAAAGGGGCTGAACAAACGACAGGGTTTGGAGCGCAGTCGTTTATCGGAGTTTTTGACAATATAGCATTTATAAACGAGGATTCCGGATATTATGGCATTAGAGAGTTTGCAATTACGGCAATCGCCTTCCAAGGCTGCAAGGAGCTATACGCAAAATACAAGGCGCAGCAACAAACTATTGACGATTTGCAATCAAAACTCGCCTTGCTGATGCAGGAGGTTGAGAAGATGAAAGGAGGTGCGGTATGAACATACCTAAGACGAATATAAGGTTGTTGTACCATGTTGCTTGCACAATCGGGGAAGTGGTAAACGGCAAGCTCGAGACACGGCTGTCAAAGCTGTGTACCTCCGACAGGATAAACATTTGGAGCAAATACAAGCCCGTCATCCACCATTTTGATACCCGCCCTGCGGATTGGTGGAAGGGGAGCAACTTGGACTGCGGCATCAAAATCAAGCAGCATGCGACGGCGGAGGCGTTGATTGAGTCAATCACCAACGGGGAGCGGCAATACTCGCACAACAAGCCGGAGAACAATTACAGGCTTGGCGACTTCGCAGGCTACAACCCGACCGTCATGCCCGTGCTGCGTGACGTGCCCATGGCGGGGATATTGTACCAGTCCGCCACGAGCCTGTCGGTGACGGCAATGTACAAATACGGCAATTACACGGACTACGAGATACCCCCGGAGGACATATACAACCAGCTCGATACTAAATGGTATTTCGGTTTGGCAATCAAAAGGGGCACAAAGGTCTATTGGATGACCAACAGCGAGCCCGGCAGCATGAGCGTGACCGTACCAGTCAATGCCAACAGCGACACGATATTTACAACGGGCACGGCTCAGATGGTGGCATTTATATCGCAATGCAAGCGGCCAGGGTTTTATGTGTCATCCGAGGGACCGTCCAAGTTCTGTGCGATACCGATGGCGACGGTGCACGAGGTGACCATCAAGGCGTCCACCATCGAGGCGTCCATCCGGGGCGTGTACGCCAACGGGGTATTGTCCTACACGGTCATCATAAAAAACACGACCGGGAGCAGCGAAATCATCAACCAGTGCGTCGCCCATGTGACGGACACGACTGGCGAAAGGGTCTATTATATCGACAAGTTCGACACGCCCAGCTCAATCGGGGGCAACCAGCAGTGGACGTACGAAAAGGAACATGCGAACGACAACCTTCCGATGAGCGGCAAGCTGGAGCTGTATATCAACTATGCGCTCAAGGCGGAATCGCATTACCTTGTGATATATGAATGAAATGACTAATTTTATAACGTAAAAAAAAGGGAGGAGAAAACTATGAGGGAAATCAAATTCAGCCTGTCGGAAGGCAGGTACGTTTCGGACACTTTTGCGGCAACGGGGACGAGCATGGCGGTAAGGGTGGAATTTGAAAAGGCGGGCAGCTGCACGCTCATGAAGTCAATCGACACGGGGAAATTCGTCCCGTCCGCAGCGTTGCTGGGCTATGCGGACGATGTGAAGGTGGTGGAGAAAACCATCTTGGGGGTCGTCCCCGCCCAGAACTTTTACATTGACTTCAACGCCAAATCCGTGCCCGCAAAAATCTATGTGCTTGACGGCCCTTCCGGAGGCGGCGGTGGGGAGGACGTGGAAGCCCTGAAAGCGTTAATCACGCAGCAGGGGGAAAAGATTGACGGCATCTCAAGCGCAATCGGGCGGCAGGACACCGTGCTGGCATCGCACACCGGGAAGCTCGACAGCAACGGGCAAAAGGCGGACGAGATAGCCGGGAAGGTGGAGGACGTGAAGGTGGGCATGGACGCGCAAGCCGTGACGCTCGGGGAGGTCAAGTCCGCCCTTGCGTCATTGGAAGGGAAAATCCAAGAAAACGACTTGGAGTCCGCATCGCTGTTTTTGGAGGTGCAGACCACCACCGTGACCAACCCGGACGGCTCTACCGACGCAGTGCCGTCCAACCGCCACATACGCATCGTGGACGATGACCTGAAGTGCTACACGATAGCGGAGTGGAACGCCATGGCCGTTGCGGCTCAATTCGACAAGTCCAAAATGCCGAAGCCTGTCGGGTTCAGCATCGAGTGCAACGGCCAGAAGGCGGTGCTCTACTGGCCTTACACCGGACAGACATACGATGTGACGGGCACGGTAGCAAAACCGTCCGAACAAATGCGGCACTCCATCTATGAGTACGACCAAATCACCGCAGCCGCAAGCGGCAACGACACGGGGGAAGCCGCAAATGACGGCTCTATCGGCTCTTACCACAGCCGGGCATGGGGCGTGGAAGAGCAGGGTGGCAACCTCGTGCTCAAGTGCGGCAACACCGGGCAGCAGTGGACGATGGCGAAAGGAAGCGGCAATACCAATACGATGACTGCGGACAACAACAAGGAGAGGACACATGCCCTGTACGTGCAAAACGAGTGGATGCGGCACAGGTTTGCAGTATGCTCGGGCATAGCGACAGATTCGGCAGACGGCACGTACGCACCCGTGACCATCCTCAATGCGGCAGGAAGCCAAGCCGCTGCCGGGGAGGACATGTATTTTTACGTAGGAGGCTCAAAGACAGGCCTGCTGGCTAAGTACAACATCAACAACAAGCACGAATACACGACCGCATACCTTACGGAGGCTATCCGTGATTGGATATACGGGGAACAAAAGAAGAACGGGGTGGACATGAACGACACGGGTGTCAATTCGGGGAGCAAGCCCCTGCTCGTGCCAGGGGCGAAAGGTGCGGAAGCCGTTGCCGTAGGCGGATTTTGGTACATCATCACCCCTTACATAAGCAATCCGGGGCAGAGCACGAAAGAAAAAAACCTTATCGACTCCCCTATCGCCTATTATGCCAACGGGGAGGACATAAAAAGGAACAATGCCGTTGTTTTTATACCGAACGAGAAGATTTTATATCCGTATTGGACAAACAAGAGCATAATATCCGGATTAATTTCGTACCTTCGCATCAGGGAGGGGAGGAGTGATGTGCCGACAATACGAACCAGTAGTTTGATTTGGTCGGGTGTGCGTTACTCCTCGTTGCGTGCGTGCAACGTGTACATGAACGTTGGCTACTTGCTCACGGACTTCACAATAGGAATGGCTTACGTTGCGCTCGCCTCCGCTTTATGACGGCAAAGCCGTCCTCCGTCCGTGCGGATGCACGGGCAGGAAACCAAAACAAAAAAAGAGAATTAATTGATTGAATTTGTTAAACATTTGAGCTATGAAGTTAGGAAAAAGAAGAGAGGACGGGGAGCTGGAAATAACGGAAGTGGAGAAAGGAAGGGAAGTGTACGGGCAACGCTCGGAACGTGAACTGCTTGCCGCAGGGTACAAGCCCGTCTGCGAAATCGAGGCACCGGAGGGTGCGTCCACGTTTCACTACAACGACCTGCCCAACTGCCATATCCAGGAGTGGGACGCGCCTGCTGACGATGCGGACGGAGGACGGGAAATTGGTGTTTGAGTTAGGAGATTAAATAAAGGAGGGCGGAGATGGAAGACATACAATTCACGGGCAAGTTTTTCGTTGTGACATCCATACTGTTTTTTATCCTGATAACCCCCCTGTTTTTCATCGCTTTCGACTTTTGGGCAGGGACGAGGAAAGCCAAGCAGAGGGGCGAGCGGATAGTGTCGGACGGTTGGCAAAGGACCGTCCGGAAGATAGCCCGCTACTACAATGCGCTGCTGGCGTTGGTGGTGGTGGACGCAATGCAGATGGCGAGCATCTGGTATTTGCAGGAGTTCTACGGGTGGGGCATACCGGTTTTCCCGGTCGTCACCCTGTTGGGGGCGATGGGCGTGGCTGCTATAGAGGTCAAAAGCATCTATGAGAAGGCGGAGGACAAGGAGAAGCGGGAGCTGCGGCAAGTCACCATGCTTGCCGCCGAGATAGCCAAGCACCGGACGAACCCGGACGAGATAGTGGAGAAATTGGCGGACTTTTTAAACAAAAACAACAATGAGACCAAATAAGAAATTACCAAGGGGGCTGCGGTTGTGCAACCCCTGCAACATCCGTATCAGCACGGACAAGTTCCTCGGGGAGGTGCGACCCTCCTCGGACAAGGCTTTCAAGGAGTTCGAACGCAACGCATACGGCTACCGTGCCGCATTCCGTGTGTTGCTGACCTATATCACACGCTACCACGTCAACACCGTGAGGGGCATGATTGCACGGTTCGCCCCCGCCACGGAAAACCATACGGAGGCGTACGTCAACACGGTCGCACAGCGTGCTGCCATCGACCCGGACAAGGAGCTGAGGACGGTGGACAAGGAGGACTTGATAAGGATGGTGGCGGCCATGTCTTACGTAGAAAACGGTGTCGAGGCGGACATGCACGAGGTGGTTGACGGTTGGATCCTGGTAAACGAGTGCCCGTCATGACAAGGTTGTGGTTGTTTTTGCCCATGCTGTTGCCGTTGCTGGCAGGATGCACGAGGGTGCAGTACGTGCCCGTGGAGAGCGTCCGCACCGACAGCGTTTTTGTCTACCGCAACGTCACGTCCGCTTTGACAATCAAGGACAGCGTGTATATAGACAAGACACGGGACACGGTAAGGGTGGTGATATACAAATACGTGGGGGAGCGATACAGCAAGACAGACACGGTGTATATCAACAAGACGGATTCGGTCGCCGTGCCCTACCCTGTCGAGAGGGAATTGGGCAAATGGGAACAGGTAAAGATGGACTACGGAGGCAAGGCTATCGGGCTGCTTGCCGTGGCCGTGGCCGTCTATATACGGGCTAAGGTGATACAAAATCGTAAATAACAGGAGGTAACACATGGAGGGGGCGACAAAAAGATGCCCCGTCCGCAAATCCACAAGGCGACATTCTTTTGCGAGGATATGGGCTGCGCAATCTGTTTCAGGGGCTTTTACCTTAAAAACAGGGGCGCAGCCCTTTTTGTTCACAAGAGAGTGTTAAAAAAATGAAGGAAGTGTGAAGATTTTACAAAGAAGTGGTTGAAGCCGTGTGCGAGGAGCTGGAATTGGACCCCGTGACGGCTTTTTCGACAAACAGGGAGAGGTGCGTGGATGCGAGGGGTCTGATCGTGTGCCTGCTGGCTAAGCGCATCCCGGACGGGCTGATAAGCGCACTGACAGGATTGACGAGGCAGGCGGTCAACAGGCTCAAAAACATATACCCGGAGCGGATAGAGCACAGTTTTTACCTGTTAATGGCGTTCCGGAACGCAAGAAACAAGGTAGCAACGCACTCGCAATGAATAATTTACATATCAATTCCATGTTCCCCAACTTTGTGATGCGGTCGATATTGGCCGTAATTACTAAACATCAAAAAATATGGAAGCGGAAAAGATTATTTGTTGTGACGGAGGACGGAGCAACGACGCATTAGCCTATGCGGCTATGGCGAACGCAAACAGGGATGACGGTATGAACCAGTGGATGAACAATCCATTCGCCTACATCATGTTTATGGCCATGTTCGGCAACGGTGGCTTCGGCTGGGGAAACCGTGGAAACCAAGTGCAGGACGCTGAAATACAGTCCAAGCTTAACCAGCTCAGCACACAGCTCCAAGAAGGCAACAACACCAACCTGTTGATGGACGCCATCAAGGGGAACACGACAGCATTAGGACAGCTTGCCGGCAACCTTAACTGCGATTTCAACCAATTGCAGAGCGGCGTGTGCGCCGTACAGGCAGCCATCCAGCAGGTCGGAGGCAAGGTGGGATATTCGGTGGAGCGTGTAATCAATGCGGTGAACCTCGGGGACATGAACATCGTCCAGCAGTTGAAGGACTGCTGCTGCCAAACCCAACAAAACATCATACGGATGGGGTACGAAAACCAGCTCGGGCAAAAGGACATCATCAACGGCATACAACAGGGATTCGCCTACACTAACACAGGCATTGAGAGGGGATTCAGCAACATCGGATTCCAGTTGTCGTCCATGACCTGCGACCTTAAGACCAACGCAAATGCCAACACGCAGCGCATCATCGACACGCTTAACAACCACTGGCAGGAGGACTTGCAGTTGCGGTTGAACCGTGCCGAACTGGAGTTGTCGCAGCAACGGCAGAACGCCGCATTGATTTCGGCTCTTGCGCCTGCGAAAACGACCACCGCTTGACAGGATGCGGATTACCGGCTACGAGGAGGGGGATTGCCTCTCCTCTTTTTATAGGATTTAAAAAACAAGGATTATGATATTTAAAGACATCAAAAGCGGCTATCCGGTCTATATGCTCGACCGGAGAAAGATGGAGGCCGTGACAGGCAAGGTAGTGGGCGTATCCGGTCCACGGTACATGCAGATGCAGGGCATACAGCAGACGCAGATAGTCGTTGACATCACGGTCGAGACGGAGGGGGTGTCACGGCAATACGCCATCCCCGAATCCCTCAGTGTCACTTATGCGGGCGACTTGGTGCTGTCCACAGACCGTGAGGGCATATTGAGGGAAGTGGAAGCCCTTAAAGGCAAGAGCGTTGACATCGTCAACTCCATCGACAAGCACAAAGCGACAATCGAGAGCTGCGACAGGATTTTGCAGGAGTGGAATCCGGCTTTTGCGGAGCGGAAGAAGCAGGAAGAGAGGATAACGGGACTGGAAAGCAAGGTGGACAAGATAAGCGACATGCTGTCCTCCTTTTTATCGGAATTTAAAAAGTAAAACCATGGATATATTTATCATATTAAAAGGGAGATGCCGCCATTTTGACGAGGCGGAGGCGAAGAAAGCCGTATCACGGATTTGTTACACAGACCGTGACGGGCAGAAGAGGGAAGGCGCACACTGGACGAAAGAACAGGTGACGGATGCGACAAACGGGATGAAATTCCGGGAAGGCGTGACGGACTGGGACAAATACGTAGCCTTTAATGCCGGATATGCCGACTTTTGCCGTGTTTTGACGGACGAGCTCGTGTTAAGGGCTTCTCACGCCTTTTATTTTGCCGACGAGGATGCGCCGGAAAATAAGGTTTGGATTTATATGCGGTGCATGCAACAAAGATGAACAAAGGGCGAGTTTCCCCGCCCTTTCTGGTTCAATTTCGTTTCAATCCACAGCCGTGTGGCTGACATGCCATTGGATGGCATTGTAAAGATACGCCAAAATACAGCATTAAATGCTCAAAATGTTTATAATTAACTAATCTTTAACATTTGTTTAGAATGGCAAATCATCTTCCCCGTCAGGGGAAGGGACGTTGCAGCCCTCCTCGGGTTGCGGTTGCGGATGCTGCGCCTCGCTGTCCTTCTTGGATGAAAGCATCTGCATCCTGTCCGCATGTATTTCGGTCGCATAACACGTCCTGTCCCCGGACTCGTACTTCCGGTAGTGCAGGCTTCCGGAAATCCCGACAAGCATCCCCTTCTTCACAAAATCACGGGCTACCTCCGCCGTCTTGTTCCTCACCACGACCGTGTGCCAGTCCGTCCTTTCGGGCACTTCCGTCCCGTTTTGCAGTTTGTAGCCCCTTTCGGTAGTAGCCACTGAGAATTGCGCCACCGCCCCTCCGTTGTCGAATGCGTGGAAATCAGGGTCTTTCCCTACCCTTCCCACTATAACCACTTCGTTTATCATAACTCATGTATTTTAATTTGTTTGTATTCATTTAAATTTTATTTCTTGCCATTATTACGAAAGTCCTCATGTGTCACTTTGGGCATATGTTGAACGATTTCTCCTTGTAGAAGTTTACCGTTCTTTTTTTTATTGCCTTTAATCCCATCTTTGCTCCATGTTCCCCATTGTTTGAAGAAAAAAGGTACAGCAAATTTATCTGCCTGCTGTTTTATATTCAATACCCATTCTTCTTTCATTGGGCGTGCAATCGGACCACTTTCTCCTCCAACTATAATCCAATCAATACCTTTTAAATCAAGTGCCCCTAAATCACACAATAGAGGTTCACATGAAAGGAATTTTACTTGTGCTGTGAGTTTTCGTAAAAAATCCATTCTAAACTTGGTTGATACATCCTCAACTGTAACGCCTAGCCAAACGTTTTCAGGAACAGTACGTGAACCAAAATATTCTGCCATTCTTTCTGCTCTTTTCGTTAACAGTTGATATGTGTGTTGCGGAGTTTTACGAATTACACTCATCACTTCGTCAACGAATTGAAACGGAACGTTTTCGTGGAATAAATCCCCCATAGAGCATACGAAAACAACAGATGCTTTGCGCCATCTTAATGGCTCTTCTAAAGTCTCTGGATGAATCGTATTTTTAAAGCCATTGCGATATTTGTAATTGCCCATAGCAAACAATCTTCGTGCCATAGCTTCTGCATAACAATGCTCACACCCTTTAGAACGTTTAGTGCAGCCTGTTACGGGGTTCCACGTTCGTTCTGTCCATTCTATTTTTGTAGTCCGCAAACTCATACTCTAAGATTTTATTATTTTTTAATTTGTTTGTATTCTTTTTTTTCTAAAAGCGATATTGTGTAGTCCTTCCCTTTCAGGGACGGGTGCTTGTCCTCGATGAACTTCTTCAATTCGTCAATTTCAAGCGGGAACAACGGGCAATACCTGTATTTCATAGTGCATACAAAGCGGCCACGCAGCATAACATCAAAAGCCAATACCTTCATTGTCCCCTTGTTTTGTGATTGTGAATACTTCATTGTAAAGGGGTGCGAACATCTTACCGAACTCCTTCGCCCTCGATTCCGTCTTGAAGCAAAGGCGAGAGCCGAAAGGCATATACGAAATCACATCTTCCGTAGCCATATAGACGAAGCCCGCAGTTTCATCGTCATATCCGAACCACGGGAAATATTTCCGTTGTTTTCTATCGGTGAAATCCGGAACGAATCCATCTGCCTTGTTCCATGCTTCGGCTAATGTGAATAACTTGTTCAAGGCTACAAGAGCCTTAAAATGATGCGGATTGATGTCTTGGACGAATGCGTCAATATCCCTTAACTCCAATAGGGGTTTCGCCTTTTTCCACTTTACAATGAAGAAGCCGTTTTTATATGGCAAGCCCAAATACTCTTGTGCGTCATGAAATGTCGTGATTCTTCTTGCTTCATCGACTCCCACGGTTTCAAGTTTGAAATCAAACGGTGTCAAGCCTTCCTCTTCGGTTTCGCCGTTCTCCCCGTTTGTTTTTTCAATCTCCTCGTTCATTGCCTCGATTGCCTCGAGCTTTGTGGGGTATGTCCCTATGGTCGCACCGTCAGTGACGTTTGTAAGCCTGTATTCCTTCATATTTGCGATTGTTAAAATATTATTATACTTGCTCGGGGGAATTTGTAGTCCCCAATAAATGCTCATTGCCTTCGTAAGGGATACAATAATTGTGATAAGTATCAATACATGAAAAAGGGAAAAGACAGTCGTCCTTATAAAAGGAAAACAAACTGCAATTCCATTTCATGTTTTCATTATCCCTTACAAGCACCTTGTCGAATGGCTTGAATTGGCATATCTTTTCCAAGCATAGCTTGTCCGGATTCCACTTATATCCTTTTTCGGACAGCCTGTTGAACAAGACTTCCTTCGCCTCGTCTGACGCAGGAATATAAGGTTTTGCAGTCCAGTCAAGCAATTTATCAGAAATCCGTAAGCAATCAGCGATGTCAATCCCGCAATAAACCGAAATTCTACCACCCTTTTCACCCTTAACTATAAATGCCCTGCTGTCATCTATTGTCATCATTACATCCCCATTCTTTACAGGCAATCTAAATGAAGTCCAATCCCTCTGAGAGTCGGACGGGAACAACAGGCATTCCGCACCACGTACAGATAAAAAAACACCTTTGGTACTAAACGTGTATGAATATTTTACTCCATCTTCATCAGTCTTTTCTACAATGATTCCTGACTGTGGTGATGCTTCTTTCAGCTTCACTTCGCCAAATAATGGTGAATATAATGCCATCCCTTTCGGGCAATGTTGTAAAATCTCCGCTATGTTCATAACTCTAATATTGATTAATTAATAAATTATTCTTATTAAGCCCTGCATTGTCAAACGCTTGCTACTCCACCTTGCCCCCATTGCCGACATACCACTCGTAGACGTACAAAAATTGCACGGGACTGTTTATCCTGCCCGTCTCCTTGTACTCGTAATTGTCGAGCCACTCTCGCACCTTGTCGAGCGGGTACTTGGAGGTGTCACCGTACAAAAAGGCGACCTCCGGCTCAAAGAGGTTGCCTTTGTTTATCTCCTTGACAAACCTCTCCGTCAGCCTCTTTTTGTAATTGCCAGCCCAGACCTCGGGGGCGACAGCACCGTAGCAGTAGATGGCGTGCCGTTTAAAATTCCGTCCGAACAGCTTGTAAACAGGCTCTAAAATTCGGTCGATTACAAAGGTTTCCAGCTTAAAAACAACCTTTCGCCAATGCCACGTCCTGTCGCCGTTAAACCTGTCCAATGCCGCCAACGTTCCACCGCTGTAATACCAGTTGTCCGCACCACGTTTAACTTTAAAATTCTCCTTGTACGCCTTATCCCTGTCCTCCTTACGTTTGTCGTACGGCATCTTGAGCGGGGGGCAGTACTTGTGGAAATGGAGAATCCTGCCCATCCAAGGGTTGTAGATGACATACTTGTTGTCCACGATCCATTGCAGCACGTTCGCTATCCACCCCTTCGCCTCGTACCCGTGCATGTATGCGTAGTAAAGGGTGGGCAGCAAGTTCCAAACTTGGTCTTGGCTCACAAACGGGCTGTGGCATGGGTCCTCACCGTCCTCTTGGCAAAGCATCAAGTAGTTGCTTACCATTTTATCCAGCCCAAGCTGCTCCCTTGTGTCGTGGTTTATGTCGTCACGTACAAAAAACGGATTGCCCTCAAATCCAAGATGGGACAAGATGCCGGGGAACTTGTCGGCGTAATAAGCCCAAGCGGTGTCGGACAGCCTGCCTAACGAAATCAGCACGTCCAGCACTTCCACCGGGCTTTTGCGTCCGTTCTTCCTCCGCAGTTGCAGCAGCGTCAGCAGCTCCGCCATGTTGATAGTGCCGTCACCGGCATACCCCTTGTTGTCGCTGATATACTCCAGCGGCACGCAATAGCCGCTGACCACCGGGTTCGTATTGATAAATTTAGTCCAATACAAATCCCATAATTTTGCATGTTTCTCCTTTAAATCCATATTTATTTTGTTTGTTGTTCAAATAAATCCAAGCTCCTAAGATGACTGAACTCGTACCTTTTCCATGACTCGTTCGAAACCCAAAAGTCCAATATTATTTCCGCGATTTCCTGTTCCGTTGCGGACGGGCGTATCTCCAATATTTTAGAGTACCTCTTCGTAAGACCCCGCTTCTGCATGATCCTTTTGATTGCCGAAATCCAGTTCCTGCGCACGTGCGGGTACTCCTCCAAATCCCGCATCTTCACCTTTTTGTTTTGCATCGGGCAGCAGATGCACCCAATCCTTGTATACCCCTTGTCGTACAAGGAGCAATGCCTTGCGCCTACCGCATCCAAAAAGCCCCAAACGTCACGCTCCTCCCAATAGAGGATCGGGCTTACCAGTATCGACTCCTTGCCGGATATGCACCCGTTCTGCATCTCCAGTTTCTTTACGGGCAGGGATTTGCGGTATTCGCTGAGGGTTTCAAGGTCCCCGCTGAACTTGCGGGTGGATATTTCAACCTCCCTCCTGTGCGACCTCCTTGCGCTTTCCTGCCTTCTTATCCCGATTGTCGTCACCTTCCCCGCCCCTCTGTTCTCCTTGTATTCCTGGCAACACCACCTCATTCTCATCGTGGGCAAAAGCCCCTTCCTAACAGCTATGTTGAAGATTGAATTATGCGGCTTTACCAATTCGACATCTGGGTATTCACGTTTAACGAAACGGATTACCTCGGGCGGGTCGATGGACGTGAGGCTCATGTGCGTCCGGAACTTGACCCCGGCAAGCTTCATCACGTGGTACATCGCTTGGCTGTCCTTCCCGCCCGAAAACGTGTTGTAGAAACCGTTTTCGGGGTCGTAGTGCAGGGCAAGTTTCTCGGCTTTGCGCAAGAGGTTGATGCTGTACATCAACTTGTCATGCAATTGCCTGCCAAGCTTCGGAAGTATTTCTTCCAGCTTTATGTCAATGTCTTTGTTTGGCTGTGTTACCGCTAAATCCATATTGATAAAATTTAAATCAATCCCATATAATGATTAATTCATGATAAGTTTCTGTTCCTCTGCAATGTGTATCTAAAGACACGCAAAAGCCTTTTCTCTTGAAAAAATAGGAGATTTTTTTCGCAATCGTATATTCCTCTTTTTCGAATATACGACAACAGACATGCTCCCCTAATCTCGCTTTTTCTGACATATGATTAAGTATTTCCCAAATCAGTCCTTCGTGGGTTTCCTCAATTGCTTTCAATGTCATCTTTATCAATTGTAAATTTATGTCTTCACCTATCTTCATCATAAGTTATTATATTTAATTTATCGGGCTTTTGCCCCCGTTCTTCCTCCGCAGTCATAATTCCAAAACGATAGCTTTCCCTTCACCCCTGTAATCGGATTGGGGAACATGACTGGGTTCTCCAGTACCCAGTTCCAAGCACCTTTTTCTGCCCAAATTGACGGGTGGTTCTGGACACAGTCAACTATCTCAACACTGCCGATGATTGCGCCAAAGTGGTAATTACTCCAATCAGTGCCACTTTTTGAAATCTCTCTGAGAAACTCAGATGCAGACCAATGATTATCTGCTTTCATACCTGCATGGATAAGGACACGCCCCCGGAAGTTCGTTTTCCAAGACCTGTTTTCTATGTCTTTCAGCCCGGAGACAATAAGCCTTGCCCAAGGCTGTTTAATCGTTATTGCTTTCATAAACTCAATCCCTCCGTATTCGGTAACAATTTTATCTCAATCCGTTGTTGTTTCCACAAACACGCCGTCCTCCAGTTCATACCATGTGTCCTCCTTGATTTTAACCCCGTCTACCTGTTCGGTCTTGACGCAAACAGGTACATATCTTTCACCGTCTATCTTCCATTCGCTCAATGTTATCCAAGACCCTTTCTTGGCTTTCGCTTTGCTTTTGCCCCCGGCACACATTATCACGGTATAATCGCCCGAAGAGCCGATTTGGGCAGAAAAGCCCGAAGAACCGATTTTGGCAGAATCGCCAGAAGAACCGATTTTGGCATAATCGCCCGAAGAACCGATTTTGGCAGAATCGCCCGAAGAACCGATTTGGGCATAATCGCCCGAAGAGCCGATTTTGGCAGAATCGCCCGAAGAGCCGATTTTGGCATAATCGCCCGAAGAACCGATTTGGGCATAATCGCCCGAAGAGCCGATTTTGGCATAATCGCCCGAAGAACCGATTTGGGCAGAATAGCCAGAAGAACCGATTTTGGCAGAATCGCCCGAAGAGCCGATTTTGGCATAATCGCCCGAAGAGCCGATTTGGGCAGAAAAGCCCGAAGAACCGATTTTGGCAGAATCGCCCGAAGAGCCGATTTTGGCATAATCGCCCG